TTACATTAAACCGGAAACCCGAGTTAATGTAAAACTTACAGACTATTGGAAATGGATAAGTAATGACGCACTGTTGGAATACTTTTTTTGATGGAATTTATTGCTTGAATTTGGCATCACGTCCAGACCGCATGGAAGGAATGGAAAAGAGATTCAAACATTTTGACCTGAATGTAGAACGAGTTAATGCGATTCCAGGAGCGATTGTGAAATCTCTTTGGTCTGCAATTCAACCTACGAATAAATATTTTTCAAATCCAAACTATCTTGCATGTGCTATTAGTCATGTTCAAATGTATGCGACTGCTTTAGCCCGTAATCAGAAACATATTCTTGTTTTGGAAGACGATGTGCGAATTCATCCGATCAGTGATGGACTTACTCGTGAATTATTTAAAGAAATTCCTTCAGATTGGGATTTACTCTATTTTGCGTATATTCCTCTTTCAGATGATCCCAGGAGCGATTGTGAAATCTCTTTGGACTGCAATTCAACCTACGAATAAATATTTTTCAAATCCAAACTATCTTGCATGTGCTATTAGTCATGTTCAAATCTATGCGACAGCTCTAGCCCGTAATCAGAAACATATTCTTGTTTTGGAAGACGATGTGCGAATTCATCCAATCAGCGATGGACTTACTCGTGAATTATTTAAAGAAATTCCTTCAGATTGGGATTTACTCTATTTTGCGTATATTCCTCTTTCAGATGATCAATCTATGTGGACTTATGGACAAATTGATGCAAACCGAATAGGACCTACCTCTGTAAAAGCTTCAAATTTATGGAGTATGATGGGCTATGCAATGAGTGAACGTATGATGAAACATATGGTTGAAGTCTACGGTTCTTCGTATCCAATGGAAGTAGATAGGTATTTAGTAGATATTATTCAACGTGGATCTGACTTCAAATGTTATGCAGTAAGTCCACAATGTGTTGCATCCGAAGATGGATATTCAGATAATGCCGGAGTCATCTGGAATGATCTGTCCATAAAGTCGGTGGATAGTCGCTTTGCAAGATTTCAAGACTACATTTAAGGATTAGTTGTAATGAGTTCATGAGGCATTTCTAAGTATAAGATCGTACTGAAGAATGGAGATAATCGTCCATCCAAAACAAGAGCACGTTGTTTAGTATTTTCTTTCAATGTCTTTGCGAGTCTCACTAAAATTTGCTTTTCATCTACAATCGGTTTTACTTTGATCTTACATGTATTTTGGTGCCATCCACAAAGTGTTGATTTCTTACAGTTGTCTTTTTCCATCTGACCACACGGTGTACGAACTTTGTTCACAAACTGAACAGGTTCATTTACTGAATCCCAATAGGCTTGAGTATCAAGCCATACTTTCAATTTTTTCATAAGATCAGGACCTGGATTCTTGACCGATTCTCTCAATGACTCATATTCATCTGTTTGAAGATCATTCGATAAAGAAAACATCAAAAACTCAAATACTTCAGATGAATACGATATCTCAGTTGCGAGTTTCAAATCTGCACGATTTGGTTCCGAATGCACAAGAATTTCTTCTGTATGTGGATCTCGAATAGTCTGTAATACTTCTAACACGTCATCCTCTTCTTCAGATTCTTCTGGTCTGAAAAGTGCTCTAAATCCCGACTCTAACATGAACTCGCTATAATATCCAGTGGCTCCATATAATGCTCTCACTTTCTTAAATCCAGAATGTTTAGTTCCATCTAGAAATTTAGCTAATGTTTTACTTGATGGTAATTCTGCATCTTGAATATCTGCATAACTTAATCTTTGACGAACGCCGATTGGAACTTCCAAACTTACAGGTTGAATTGGAAGAACTACTTCTTGTGGAACAAATACAGCTTGAACTCTTTGAAAAGGATCTAGAATCACTTCATACTCTGAAATATTCTTTGTCATCAACTCTGACACTGCGTTTTCAAATGTAGGTACTGAACTAGCACACGCAGATTTGTATAATTCTTGAAGTGTCTTTTTTGCTTCATCTTCAAATTGCTTAATGTCTACTGCATACACGAACTTGGATCCAACATTTCCTTTACGACGAGTCACTTTAGCAAGAATATCTGTATCCAATAACACAACCGTTCTTGAACGAGGACTCGTTTTATCTGTCCAGAATCCACAGGACATCGTATTTGAAACTGTATCAATTTTCATCACACGACAATCTAAAATAAGAGCAACATACTCAATTTCATCCATTACATTCAACGTCTTCTGTTTGTAAGCACGGTCAATTCCATCCACAATTCGATCAATTGGAGTATCACCTTCTCCAAGTTCTTTCCATGTTCTAAAAAATGAACATTGAATAATTTGATCTTTTGCATTAGCTGGTGAAGGAATCGATCGTTTATCATCCAATAAAGTAGGTAGTGTTTCACGAGGTAAACCCATTCCTACACGGAACATATCCGATGCAGATGCTTCAATACGATTTTTTGGACATGTTTTTAAATAGTTTGTTTTCACAGATATACGTCTTGTAAGTGTTTCAGGAATATATGCAATCCGTAGAGCAGGAATTTTACCCGATGCTAATACGTAATAATCATCTGTAGCTGTTTCTGAAGAAAGAACCGCTGATTTTCCTGCGGGCTTACGATAACAACAGGGTACTCTCTTTTTACTTGTTGATTTTTCAGAAGGATCTTTGTAATCTGGATACTTGTAATCCAACTTACGTTTGATAACAGTGAACTCACGTGCGTCTTCTTTTTCTGTAATACGAACCTTTCCATCACATACAGGACAATGTTTACCATCTTCTCCTACAACTAATTGATCTTCTGATAAAGGAATCTCATCTTTCATACACCAATATTGAGGACAAATAGCAATACCCTTGTCTACCTGCATTTTCTCATTCTCAGGAGCTGTTGAATAGTTGTATTCAGGTGGAATACGTGCTTGATCTGCTGGAGTTAAGATTACAACTTGTGTTAACTTTTCACATTTCTTCGTATACTCATCGTCAATTAAATTTGGATCAATCTTTAGAATACGATTATTGAAATATCCAAGAGTTCCTTGGGGACCTCCTTTCATAACTTTCATTACTTTAGATGGTTCGGGAACAGGAGCATTTGAAGTCTCTTCAGGTTGTGCTACTTCTTCAATATCTTCTGCAAATGCACTCATATCAAACTCATCTTCAATCTCAACGTTTTGAGATGCTATTCCAACAGATGCTTCTACAGTTTCAAGACGTCGTGGACATACTTCATTAACTTCTGCTTTATCAGATGTCAGAACATATCGTAGTAAACTTGCGTAGTCCAATACTCGATCTAGATTTGTAACAAACTTAATCATCACATCTTTAGATGAAAATGAAATAGTTGGATATCCACTAGTTGCTTTTTCAAGATTAAAATTTTCATCTTCTTCAAGTGCTTTCACTTTTTCAGTTAAACTAGCAGCTTCTTCTGGTGAAATACCTAGTTCAGTTTCTAAGCGATCTCCCTTTTGTAGAATCGTATATGCTCGAAGAACTTCAAGCGGAATATTGGATGGGTGATCTGCACGAAGAAGCCTAAATGTATTGTCTTGAAATCCAAATACATTTTGAAGACAACCAAATCTTCGCATATCAAACTCCGAAATCTCTTTAGCATAGGATACGATTGTAGTCATATCATTCAAAACCCAACGAGATAAATCTAGATCAGTTTCTACTAAAAAGGGCATTACAGCATCTAACGATTTGAGCCATTTCAATGTAGTTTCTTTTAGCTCTTCAAGTGTCTCTTTTGAATCTTTGCTTCTCCATGTTGAAATAGTAATGTCTTTATTTGTGATTGCGATACGATCAAATGAAATACGCGATTTACCACGATACAGCAATAATGTTGGAAGACGACGTTGTGGTTGAGTATTTGTAGTCCATGCTTTCCACATTGGAAGATCTAACAATGGTTCTTTGCGTTTAGGATCCTCAACATAGAACTTATGACGAGTTGTTTCAGATTTGGATGTAAAGAAACTAATTGTAGGTGTTTCAGGAGACACTGTCAAGCCGTAAAAGATCTGTTCAAATCGAGTTCGTGGTGCAGTGAAATTAGTGGATATCAATGGTATATACCATTTTGCTCGTAAGATTGCAGTATTTGTAGGTTTAGGTGCCTTCAGTTTTAAAAGTGATTTCAGTTGTGTATGCGCAGTATTGATAGGAATACGTAGATTCTCAATATTTGCAGGAGTAGAAGATTGAAAAAAGGGAAAATAGACTTGACGGATGAGATCAGATTCAGTGTCTAGTTCTTCAGCCATAATTGAAACACACTCTTCGCGATGAACTGAGTCAAACAATACTTGACGTGATGGAACTGGACGAAATGCTTCAGGTAGATTGAGTTCTTTAACTGGAATTGGAAGAATCACTGATTTATCTTCAGCAACTCCTAGAATACGCCATTCTTTGAAATCAGAGGGCGGATCAAATAGAGGAACTAAAAACTCATCTACAGATTTCCAGTCTTCTAGCGTAACATCGCGAGGAGTCACACCAGTTCCAAGTCGAACATAGGAGACATATGCTTCTAAGATTTCCTTTTTAATGATGTTCTTTCCATAGGACATTCTGAAAAATAAGTCCATCCATCGTTTTGGATTGGTTGAATAATAGTCTTTAGGCAACTCAACTTGAATCTGAATAAAAAGTCGGTCAGGATGAGTATTCTTTGCAAGAGCTACGTGTTGTCGGACGGTTTCAATTGTGTCATCCGGAAAGAACGACAGAATTGTTGATGAGCCTATGAGAGGCAACTCCATTATAGTGAGGGTCGTTTTATTTTAGATAGGTGAGTCCGTAATCATCATACCACAATATGGGGTAGGCTTTTGTGCATAGTTTACGGATGAATAAATTCCTATTTTCACTGCATCGTGAAGCATTCGTTTAAAGTTAAGCCAAAACTCTTGTGTATGTCCAATTGTTTCAGTCATTAAATGTGCCATTTCATGAATCATCACAAACATCACTGTATTTTCATCAATTAAAGGATACTCAGGCGCTTTTGTTTTATCTCGCAGACATACTACGATTTTTTGACCTTTATTCTCAGAATACGATGTATCATTGGACGACATATCATTTTCTACAAAAGAATCCGGGTGATACCGAGATAAAAAACGTGCTATAGGCGGATCTGCAGATAATGCGGGTTCTTTTTCATAATACTCTTTGAGTTTTGAAATCTTACCACAAATACTTGACATACGCTTAACTGCTTCTTCTCGATTTGGAAGATTTTGCATATCATATGTCTTTCCATCTGGACCTATCATAGGTGATGTATTTCGGGGTCCAGCAAAGTATGATATTGCAAGAGCAGCAGTTAATCCTGCAGCGGCTACTGGTAACATTATCTAGACATGAGATTTAAGCAGTAAGCCCCTCAAGTCCTCGGTTGCTCTTGAACGGATCTGGGTCGATGGTTGTGTTCAAGAAAGGACCGACCTTGCCTTGTGGATTAGGCACTTCAGATCGGATGTCGTATGTTGGATTTCTATTGGTCTGTGCAATACCAATGACATTGATGTTAGAGTGGTAGCCTGATTGAAGGAAGTTCTGTCCCTTCAAATCCTCACCGCTTGCTGGGTTGACAGCAGCCCATGAGGCGCCCATCTTTCCCTTAGGAAGGAGCTCTGATGAATCCAAGGTAGTCTCTTGATATGTCTGCTGAGATGCAGGGGTTCGTCCTTGGAGTCCCTCGGCGGAGGCTGCGTTACCGCCCATGCTGAAAGGAAGACCCATGGAAGGACCCGATTCGGACATAGGTGCAGTTGGACCTGAGCCACCTAGTTCCTCGGCGCGATCAACGATAGATCCCTTAGAACCGCCATAAGATGTAAAAAGAGTGTAGAGTACAACTACACCAGCGAGAACCATGCCTAGACGAATGAGTTTTGGTTGCGTGAGCTTCATTCTATGTTTATACTGAAGGAAAGACAAATTTGGCGATGACAAAGTTTTTAGACCCACTCATTCAAGATGTATTAGAAAAATTGAGGTCGCCCGACGTTCAAGAATCTATTGAGAATCAGGTTCTTCGCCCAATGATTTCTCGTATTTTAAATATTTTATATCCTTACCTCTTCGGGATCATGCTCCTCTGGTTGATGATGTTCGTCTGTCTGGCTTTGATTCTCTTGATTCTCGTTCGAGGAAGTCTTGCTGACATCCTCAGTCTTCGGAAATAGTAAATTAATAAGTGCAGGGCGACGAAGTCCAGTAACACCTGTAATACCTCGGTTCTTTGCTTCGACTTGAAGTTGTTTATTAGTCATCTTCTGAATTCTCATTTCAAGTGGAAGTTCTTTCATAGTCAGAAGTTCAATCAACTCCTCTTTGGATTTGACATAATACATCTTGATACGACGGGTCTTAGCAATAAGTTTAAGCTCTGAAAGGTACATCTTTGAATAATTTGGCTCCATGATTGATGATGTCTATCAAATTAGAGTTTATAGATCCATTTTGGACGTTAGGAGAACCTCACTTTGGGACGAACCTTCAAGTTAAACTTTTTCCAAGCTCAAACATAAGATGAAACGAACCACAGCTGTCCTTGCATTTTTTGTTGCCGCCGTCCTAGCAGGTCTTTTTATTAATTCAACACTTCTTACATCTTCTCCTGCGGTTAAAGAGAAGTTCATGCAGAAGGAAAAGGGAATGCCTGTTGAAACAGGTCCAGTTCAAGGATTTTCAGGTGTATCTCCTCTTCTTGGAGCAGAGCCTCTTCCGACCCCTGAACACCCATATGATCAAACAGATGATACACCTTTGTATGCATTCTCAAATAACAAGCAAAGTGCAGACTGCTGCCCATCACCTTTCTCAGGTGATCTAGGATGTGTATGCTTGACCTCTGAACAAAAGGCTATGTTTGGATCTCGCGGTGGAAATCGTGCTGTTTAGACACTATTAACATCAACTAACTAATGATATTTGATCTAGAGAAAGAACTCGAAGACCTAGATTTTACAACTCATGTTTATTGTATGACATTAGCAGTTACACTTGTTTCATTTTCAATTATCTATCAAGTTCTGAGTTATAATCCGCTTACAGTTGTACTCTAGTTAATGTATAAATGGAGCACTTGAGGAATTTAATTAAATATTTCAAGGACAAGATGCCGGATACTAAGTTTCCGAAGGCATCTGATGAACTGTTCGCTCACATCGAGAAGGAACTCCTTCCCCATTTGATGAAAATTGTCCAAAAAGACAATACGTTGTTTACAGATACTGACACTGCACCTCAGTTGTTCCCTGACATTCAGGTCAATTGGGATGGATCCGATGAGGCGTGGCAAAAGCTTCGTATGGCATTGTTGTATGCTTTCTTGAACGGCAATCCAAAAGAGAAATTTGGAGCCATTTTTGAACAACTCAAGGGAGCCTTACCTGGATCACGTCAAGATGATGTAATGAAGATTTTGGAAGATGAAGATACACAAAACTCTTTGAAGGAGATTCTAGATTTAGTTATGAATACTCGCCTTGCCTCTGTGATTGGTGATTTAATTCAATCTATAAAGTTTGAAGATCTAGATATCAATCTTGAAGACCCAGATGAACTGATTCGCCTCATGCAAAATCCTCAAGACAGTGAGGCTCTCAAGGAGATTATGAGTCGTGCACAAGAGGTTCTTCGTGACAGGATTGTAACGGGTAAGATCAATCAACAGGAACTTATTCGAGAGATTGAGATGCTTCGTGCGAAGATGACTTCTACTTTTGGAAAATACATGAACGAGATGGTCGTGGGACAACGTGAACAACCCGCTACTGGAAACACTTCACGTGAGATCCTTTCAAATAGTCCAGAGGCTCGTCGTGCTCGTATGTTAGCACGGCTACAGAGGAAGGTCGCTGAAAAGTCTCGCAAGTGAAGATAAGAGAGATGTCAAGCGAAACCTTTTGGTATTATGAACCTAACATCTTGTTCACGGCGGATACATGGTTTAAATTTGTTCCTACAGCAGATATGCCCGTCTCTACGGCTCTGAATGCAGTCGTGAGATTTTCAGTGTATCTCGCCATATTGTTGTTTCTTTCAAGTATGAGACCACTCTATCTTTTGATCATTCCACTTGTGATGGGAGTCACAATTGCTCTCAATCTGATGTTTCCTCGTGCAAGGAAGATTGTTGAGTCTTTCGGAAATGGTCTTGTAGTTTCTGGTTATGTTGGAGATATGGAAACTCGTCCGTCCGATGATAACCCATTCATGAATCCTCATTTGACAGATATTTTGGATAATCCTAATATGCCTCCTGCTGCAGATGTGACTCGCAAGGATATTCGTGATGAAGTGAATGCTGCATTTGCAAAGACATCCAATATCTACATGGATACAACCGATATTTTTCAGATGGTTCAGGCTCAGCGTAACTTCCATACAGTTGTAACAGATGATCATGGTGGATTACTTAAGTTTTTAGGTAAGGGTCAGAGAACGGATAAGCTACTCTCAGAAGGATACGTAGCTGCGAAGGGTACGGTGCCTGGACTTCCCTCCAATCAATCGATTGACACGCCTACCGGTTCTCAAGCGATGACGACGGCCACCCGATGATTTTTTAGGCACTTTGAGTTCATCTAAGATTTCATCACCTGATTCTTTCTGACCTGAAATCTCCTTTTTTCCATATTTCATTGTTGGAAATCCATCTGCTTCGCCGTCAGGTGTAGCTGAAGCTTCAATTTCTGCTGTTGGCACACTCGCTTTCTTTTTAGCTTCTTCCCAAGCGGGTTTATTGGCTTCACAATGAGAACATCCATCCATAAAAAATAACACTAGAAGAGGTTGCTTTTTAAGAAGCTTCTTAGCAGCCTCTTTCTTGTCGCCGCCACGCAGAACTACTGTAGGCATTTATATAGAGAACTAGAAAATGACATCCGTTGCCGAGTTGAATAAAGCAGAACTTGTAAAACCGACCGATGCAAAAGCCTTACCACAATATGCGGACTATAATACTGCTCTTGCAGTTCATACCCCGGCTACAGGGTTCAAACAGTTTGCACCTCGTGATCCTGAGACTCAGGCAAAATATGACGCAATGCAATCTACGTGGTTAGGTGTTGAATCTTCTGATAAAGCCATTGCAGCAGGTCTTTACAAACTAGACTATGCTTCAGATGACAGAAGTATGCGTCCTAAAGAAACTTTTGTATCTAAGCCAGCCAAGAAGGAAGAAGGGTTTTGTGTTGTCCAATAAATAATGATTGAGTGGATCGCACTCTCCTTGTTTATACTTTTAATACTATGGTCTATTCGAGAAACCTTTGTAGATACTGAATTTAAGTCGTCAGGTGTAGGTGTTTCAACATCGGTTCAACGTCCTCCAGAAGATACTGGATCCCCTGTATATGCGATGTGGAAAAGCAAAGTAGATTCTCAAGTTCCTATTGGAGCTAATGATGATGATTATATCAAGGCAATTAGGGCTTTCTTCGATAAAGTCTATGATCCTTCTCCAACTAAACCTACCACTGCAGATATTGAAACATTTTTGAAAAGTCCAGATGTAGTTGGACTTCCACTTGATACAAATTCTCTTCGTATGATCATTGCAGATGGATTCCATATTGATGCAGGTGAAACTGCTGCTGCACGAGAAAAACGACAAACTAAATTCACTCCAACTAAAAATCTTGAACCTTCCATGGGACGTGATCAAGTTTTTGATAGAACTGAATTAGAGTATACACCTGCAGATCCTAGAGCTGATGGACCTGTTCCTGAAGGCCATTACGCACCTTTGAAACAACAAGGAAGGCCACGTAGATTAGGTGAAGCAAACTATGAAACTGTAGGTAAGACTGGAACACTCTTTTACGATGTTTGCTCGGAATCAAAACGAGAGGGATGTGAAGAAAACGTCTTATGAAGAATGTAATGAAGTCAATTAAGTCATTTATTTTACCATTGATTTTAGTCAGCACACTCCTGTTCATATGGACTCGTGAAGGATTTGAAGATACAGCACAAGTTCAAGGTCCTCCTTATGGAAAGACTGCTGCTTCAGCTCAAAATATTATTAATATGATGACACCAGAGCTTCTGAAAAGTCTAAAAAGAAGAATGGGTGTTACATCAACTACATTGACCGATGCAGAGAAGATACGACTTGTTCATGGAGATGGAACCAATAATAGTCCAATTTCTCAAGTCATGAGTAACTTTTATTGGCAACTCTACAAGACTTCCACATCTACAATCACTCTAGCTCAAGTCAATACCTTTTTGAATAATCAAGATGATTCTTGGGTGGATGCGAATACTGCCGATCTACGAGAGTTTCTAAAACGATACTTTCTTCAAGGTCAAGATGGTGCCTCACAGTCAGGATACGGAGATATCTTGAACTCTGTATGGGGAGCCACTGCTGCAGCAGCGGCAGCTAAACCTAAGGAAACTAAAAAGGAAGATAAGAAAGAAACCAAGACTGAAGCCAAAAGTGAAACAGGTGTGACACAACGCTTGATTACGATCGCTGCGATCGGACTTGCTGCATTTTCAATTTTAGTCGCATTAATCGTATTTTTACTCCCGTCAAGAGTGTAATGAAGAAGTGGACTTGGATTCTACTCGCACTCGGCGTGGGTGTGATTCTATTTTTATGGTCTGTTCGTGAGAATTTCCAAGATACTGCTACACTAAAAGGACCTCCTTATGGCGACTCAGACTATCCGATCATTGTGAATCTAATGAGCACAGCTTTGGTCGATAAGTTACGGGATAAATACTCAGCTGAGAATTCAGGACAAGGCAAACCTGATAAAACTACACTTGAAGGTCAGCGAAAGATAGTCGATGGCACAATTTCTAGCTTAATGGGAGATTTCCACACAACTGTGTATAAACCGGCTAGTGTATCTTTAACAGCAGCTAATGTGGATACATTCTTGAATACTAAAGCAACCTCTGGATTTCTCTTAGACAATAAGGAAGAAATCAAGAAGCTTTTGGTAGCTTATTTCGTAAATCAGACTGCTGGAGCTCAAAATGTAGCTTTGACTACGGCACAAATTAGATCAAATGAACGAGCTGCTAACTCAGGTTATGCGGATGTGCTTGCAGCGTTAGGTCAAACTTCTACTAATCCTGCAGATCCACCAGAACCTAAATGTCCAGCTGGATTGCCGTTAACAAATGGATTCTGTGGTAAAGCTGATGTAGATGCCAATGTTAGCTGCCCTCAAGGTTCAACATTAGAGGCAGGTACATATTGCGTTCCACCTTCTTCAATGCCGCATGCAGAAAAGTTAGCATTAGGGTTCACATATAATTCAATTACAAATATGTATTCAAAACCTCCTATTTATACTTGCCCTACTGGATACAAGGCTAAACAAGATGATACTAAAAGATGTGAAGATGTTCAAAAACAAGAACCAACATGTTCTGGTGGATATACCTATGAACCTCCTACAGGATTATGTGTTAAACCTGCAGTTGACTCTGGAGCACAAAGCCAAATGACTGCTAACAATAATCCAGAAATAGCAGGAATTTCAAATAATATGCGAAAGGGAAATATTTGGGGACCTGCTTGGACTGGATTAGGAGACAATTCTGGTTCTGGATTAGGAATGGGTGATCGTATTTATCCAATTTTACTTGGACCGAAACCTAGTTTATCTAAAATGGTTGAATCAGGTGCAGTTGCTCCAATATCTCAAAGTGAAAGCCTTGTAAAATCAGGTGTTCTTCCAGATCCTGAATCTACTGGATCAAATCCAAATAGTCAGTTTTTTGGAACATCAAGAATGCCTGGAAAAGAAGGTGGTGCTTCAAGATCTCCAGGAGATAAAGATTTATTTCCAAATCCTTATCAAGAATTTACACCCAGTTCAGGTTCATCTAAAACGGAACCAGTTCCATACTTAGCTGACTTCTCAGCGTTCTTAAACTAAACATGGACTCTACACCTCTAATAATGAAATCATTCGGCCTCCGTAATCAGCGTGGATCTTGTTGGGTTAATGCTGCTTTACAGGCTATCTATCGTATTCCTGATCTACAACAGCGCTTTCAAGATGGAAAGCATGATACAACCAACCCTGTAGAAGTTTGTCTATATACCATCTGGTCTTCCAGTGGAGCAATGGGTCTCAAAGACTTCTACACGTGTGTAAATACAACCCTTATGCCTGCAGGAGAAGGCATTGGAGATTCTCATGAACTACTAGAGTTCCTTTGTGATAAAGTTCCGATGTTGGATAAGCTCTTTCGATTCAAAGTTGAGAACCGACTCAAATGTAAACATTGTGAGTATACCGATGGAAGACGAGAATCCATGATTGAGTTTCCGATTGTACCTTCCAAACCTAAAGAGTCTGTCTCTGAAGCGATTGTCTCTGCCGCACAGCCTTATGAAGTTCCTGACTGGAAGTGTGAAAAATGTGGAAATAAAGGATGCACTAAACAGTTTCTATTGGCTACCTTTCCTCAAATCCTTACCTTTCATGTCACCTCTTTGAAATCAACAGTTACCTATTCCAGTATACTAACCTTGAATAAAATCGATTACGCGCTGTTCGCCGTCGTATGCTTTGATGGTGGACATTGGTGGACATTTGGTCGTGATATGCCTCCAGGTAAGACTTGGGTTTGTTACAATGATGATCATATAGCAAGTCACGGACCACAACAGTTTCCAATGGCAGATACGATGAGATTGCTAATGTATTATCGCCTTAACTAGTAATAAGACATGGCATCAATAGAAGTTGTCCTTGCGATTTCAGCAGGGTTCTCTGGAATCCTTACATTATTCGTTCTTTTTTACACTGGATCTGCCATTGCTGTCTTGGCACTTTGGCTTGTGATTGCGTTGATCGTTCTAGTACTTTGGTACTATGGGTTCATTGACTTGAGTGACTACAATAGCGTAGTCGCCCCTCCACCAAAACCTAAGCCTGCTCCAGAACCTGCACCAGTTGCTAAAACTCCTTCAGCACCAATGGTGGGTAGTGAAGTTTTTCATATCAATGAATCGCAGTTTACTTATGCAGATGCTCCAGCTGTCTGTGCTGCGTATGGAGCTGAACTTGCGACTCTTGAACAAGTGATTGATGCATATAATCATGGTGCTGAATGGTGTAGCTACGGATGGTCTGCAGGTGGATTTGCGCTATACCCTACTCAACGAGGAACATGGCAAGCACTTCAAGGAGAACCTGATACTGTAAAGCGAACTGCTTGTGGTCGTCCAGGTGTAAACGGTGGTTATTTTGACCCTAATACCAAATATGGTGTCAACTGCTTTGGATTCAAACCTACTGGAAAAGCAGAACTTCCATTACCACCTCCAGGAACCGATGATAAAGCATTCAAGGCTGCTGTAGCAAAGTTCAGAAAGATGCTTAGTTCATTCAACTTAGTTCCCTATTCACGAACAGAATGGTCAGGTTATGATTCCACAACTGCTGGAAAAATAGCCAATTATGGAGCTCAGTTCAGACAGTCTGGAGTAGTTGAAAGCTTTACAGGAGGAGATACGGCTGTCTCTGAAGCTCCAACTACAAGTTCAGCAGGAAGTGCAGCGCCTTATGGTTTAAAAGGTGATAAAGGAGATCGTGGTCCGCCTGGACCCATTGGACCTGGTAGCACAGTTGCTGGACCTGTAGGACCTGCTGGACCCGCGGGACCCTTGGGACCTCGTGGAGCTGTTGGACCCGCTGGACCCATTGGAGGTGTTGGACCCAAAGGTGAGCAAGGTATTCAAGGTATCAAGGGAGACAAGGGAGATAAAGGTGAAAAAGGAGATCGAGGTCTTCAGGGAGTTCCCGGAACAGCTGGATCTACAGTAGGAGTTGTAGGTCCTAAGGGAGAAAAAGGAGAAAAAGGTGATAAGGGAGAAAGAGGTCTTGAAGGTGCTCAAGGACCCATTGGACAAAGAGGATTTGCTGGCCCTGCAGGACCTGCTGGAGCTAAGGGAGATCAGGGGCCTCAAGGACCTGCTGGAAACCCTGCTAGTGTTCCTAGAGACCTAAATGTAAATAGTATTAAAATTGGATCATGGAACATTAATGATACTGGAGGAGGCTCAATTAAGTTTCAAAAAGATGGAACTAATAATCCGGTATCATTTACTCCATCAGGAAGGGTTCAAGCTGCATGGCATGTTGACTATAATGAAGGAAATTGGTGGGATCGCGATTTCCAGACTGCTCGTGGTGAGCAAGGAGAGACATGGAGATCAGGATGGTAGTTAAACTTAAAACATTGGATACTTACCTGCGACACGAATTAGTTTGGGGATTTTTCCAACACCACGTCCATATGCAAGATCACCACCTACATAACATAAATAAGGCATACCAGGTATATGTCTAGGGAGTTTTTCAGGACATTGTTTATAACACATTCCATCTACACGATCAGTGTAGTTACCTCCCTGAGGACCTGGACATACACCTCCACCATCTAATCGCCCTTTCAAACGACCACCACGAAGGGGTTCGCATCGAGTTTTACAGAAACCACCTGCAGACCAATCCCAATTTCCATCACAATAGGTTGTACATCCACCTGTAATGGGTTCACGACAAATCAATCCTTCAGTAAACCAACCTTCAGGACAAGGTTCAAGACCAATTACGGTTCCAATTCCAATATTTTCAGAAATAGCCCAACATACAGGTCCTACACCTCTGTATCCTGAACGACACTTCGGGTAGCACAATCCTGCATCGTTTTCATGACCAGGAGGACATGTATCTTCTCCAAATATTGAAACGTTTACAATTTCTCGTCCAAACATACTAAAATGTTCACGAGGGAAATAGACGATTCCTACTAAAATAAGGATGATTACAAGCAGGAACCACAACATTATTTTGACGTCATATTTTAATGGATCCAAGGCTTCCAGCAACCATTGTCCCTACTCCTAAATTTGATAGGCAAAAAATGAAGACTGCGACTGAAGTGGCTGTAGAAAAGTCAGGTAAAGAAACAAGTCATGCCTTCCACTGGTTATTATATAAGCCCCAGTCGCATGCGGTGGTACCGTTTCCTACGAATGAACAATCGCGGCTTGCGAATACGACTCGGTTAGGAGAGTGGCAGAGTTAGGAAGAATCCAATCCGAGACTTCCTTGATAGACGCTTCATCTGTTCGACCATCTAGATGTTCTAGCATAGTTTTAGTTAAACGATATGCTATTGAATGAGGACTACGACGCATACGAGCTGCCATCTCATCCAAATTTAGATTTTCATGACGACACATACGAATTAATTCACGATCTTCACTTTGTAACCATTTCTTTCCGTCACGGGAATCAGCACTGATAATAAACGAATTTCCAGACATTGTGTATGAATCCTCATCTCATTGTTTGGCCTAGATCCATTTTGTCTTGAGTGATACACAAATGGAAGTCGCAATGTTAGTCGGCTTAGCCGCCCTCGGTTATGCTCTTTCCACACAGCCGTCTAAAACTACGTATGCTGAAGGTGAACCTAAGATAAATCCCTTAGAGACCTTCGTGAATCCTGAAGAACAAGCAACGGATACTATTTCAGTTCTCCAATCGCCTACAGGACATGGAAACATGGTTCCATTCTTTGGAGCATCACAAACTCAGTCTATGTATTCAGGTGCCACTGATGGAGTTTTAGATCTCTATACTGGATCAGGAAAGCATACATTTCATCACAAAGAAGAAGCACCTGCATTCTTCAAGCCTGAAGTAGGCACTGGAAGACCTTGGAAGACCCCAGTTGAAACTGAATGGGAACAGGAGCGTCAAGTCACTTCACTTGCGATGAAGAACACCTTTCCAATCAACCAAATTCAAGTGGGTCCAGGTGTGAATGATGGTTACACTAACTTACCTTCAGGTGGCTACAATCAAGAGTCTATGCGAGAATATGCATTGCCTAAGACCACCGATGAACTTCGTGTTGCGAATAAGGCTAAGGTCACATACACTTCAGACCCAACACCTGGTAAGTTCTACATTACTGAAATGGGCTTGCAAGCACCGGTCAAGAAGAACCGCCCAGACCGATTCCAAGTTCTCACAGGCGAGAATGGTTCATTGGATCACGTGAATACAACAGCCGGTCAGCAGGTCGCAAACTCCTTGTATCCTGAGCAGTTGATGAAGCTTCAAAATCGCGAATCCATGACAATGCTTCAAGCAAATCCTGCAACTACCGCTGCAGCAGGTGGTATGTCCTATATTCGGGCATTTACTGAACCATTCCAGGAGTTCATGAAATTAACAGTTGAAGGTCGTGCAGCTCCTGGAGGACCCGTTGGAGGTATGGCTGTTCAGGCAGGTCCTCAATCCTACAATGTTCAAACTCACCGTGATGAATCATTGTTGAACAACTCTCGTGGATTTGAAGCACCTCTGATGACATTCGGAGGTCAGGCACCGTCAGCATCCCAGATGGGATCTCAGCGATATGTGGAACCTCTCAAACAAGATGTCTACACCAACCGAAATGAACAGCCGGGTTTATTAGACGCTTTTAAGAGCAATCCATATACACAAAGTCTTCAGTCTGTAGCATAATGGATTACAATCTTCTTCGCTACAATGAAGGAATCCATAAAGTATGTACTAAAAACTTTACACGCCGTCAACTTTATGATCTAGAACGATATGTGTTTATCTATCCTTCTAAAATACAAGTTTGTTCTTGCTTAACCAATCCATGGGCTAAAGAGACTCTCTCGTTTCTTGGAGCACAATGGTGTCCTGCTACAGAACAATGCACGTCGCAGGCTCCCTCATCGACACGTTCGACATGAGACGAATTGAAAGTAATTTAATTGAACGTAAACATGAACTTATCCAAGCATCATCGTGGCTTATGAACCTCGTGATTCTTGTGATTACTATTGTTGGATTTGGTCTATTTTTGTATAGCCAATATCAGACAACGTCTACTACTGAAGAGCCCAAACGTATTCCATTTGAGCCAGTTCCGTGGCTATCTGCAACACGAAATGTTCGCATGGAAGAGTATGGACGTCAACTCCAACCTCGTGAAGCTCAAATTGGATATGGTATACCGCAATCTATCGGAGGAGATGGCTTCTCAAGCGTTTACGGAGATTACACAACCCGTGCTTCCAGGGATTGAAATTAAGGAACTACCTAAACAAGCATTTGATGAATCAGTTAATAAAAAAACAAAAAAGAAAATAGTTAAACCGGCTCTTCCTAAATCTAAGTAAGTAATTAATGAGCTTCCCTACCATTGTATCAAGTCCTTCAGTGAGTATGGATTCAAATAGTTCTACACATATTCAAATAGCTACTGAATTTTCATACACTTTTTCAAATTCAGGTGTAACTCCTCCTGGTTCTAATGAGCTTCCTCCTACATATCAAGCATATCCAAGTTCTTTAATTACATTTTCAAATAGTGGGGCGTATAGTCCTAACAATACATTGGTGACAAGCACTCCTCCAAATTTATATATCAGGTTTGATGGAGAATTCTATTATACGCCAGATATTGCAACTGGTTCTGTATTTACGTTTCAAATACCCTATACACCAGTACCGGCAAACAATGGATATACAATTACTTTAGGAAAACAGTTTGTTCTTTCTTCTGCTACTGTAGATGACGCTGTTGTTCGTTACATAGATGCAGCTGTATACACAAATGGTAGCGTGATTTCACTTACAAAGCGAAGCGATGGTAATTTTCTTATCACGTATCCAACTGCTTATGAATTATTTTATGAAAAGGTTTCTGATGCTGTTGGATCTACTACCTTTATTACATACACCACAAATATAAATCATGGACTATTTGTAGGTCAAACTGTAACTATTGATGATTTAGTAGGTTATCCTGCGGCTAATATTGATTCTAAACAAGTTGCATCAATACCTACTAGTAATACATTCACAGTGAATGTAGCGGGTGCTGGAACTACAAGTATAAGTGGACAAGTAGGAAATATTTTTATTCAAGAAGTTCTATATAGTGCTCCAACACTATCATTTAATGCAGATATTTATTGGGATAGTCCACAATATCAAACATGGCTTTCAACTGCTTCTAACTACACCACCGGTACAAAAGTTTTTTATGAACCTAATGGATTATCCTATGAATCTATAAGCAGTTCTGGATTCTTCGGTGATTGTAATTCACCAGTTGCTATAAGTAATTTTCAGTATTGGTGGCCAGTTAGTACCGATCTTTCATATTGGAGTCCATCTACTAGTTATACTATCGGTGATCGTGTTAATTATCTCGTAGATTCGATTCTACTGGTTTACAAATCTGTAATTGATATAAATTTCAATAACAATCCATTTAACAATACAGCCTACTGGACAGTTTCAGATACAAACTATTCTGCATGGAATTCTTCAACTGATTATACAGGAACTACTCGTGTAATCTATAATTCAGCAGTTTATCAAGCTGTACCAGCATTTGGTAATTCCAATAATATACCAGGAGATTTAGATGATAATTTACTTTGGATACCTACTGCTGCACTTCCTAATCCTGCCACTACATTTACATTGACTTCTCCTGATAAAATAGTGTTTTATCCTGCTATTTTTCCTACATTGACTGTTTCAGGTCAGACAAGTAATGAATTACTCCCCCTTCTTGCTGGTAGTGGATCTGACCTTATTACATTTGGAACTGCAGGTGGATTTCAGAGTATGCCTACTCAAACACAACCACTTAAATTAACAATTCTTCAATCGATTCTTGGAGTTCAAAAAGCATCTAGTAATTTTTATATTACAGTTGATCCGTTTACAATTTCTGTAGACCCTCCACTTACAAGCCCATTATCTCTTGTAACCTATCAACCCTTTGGAGTCTATACGTATTCCATACCTGATAATCTTGTGAATGTAGCTCTTAAATATAACTCTAACGTTACTTCAACTTCTTTAGTTCCATTCATTACAAATGGAGAAACGCAATATAGTCTAACATTTGGATCAGCAATAGGTCTTACTTCAGGAGGAACTACAACAATTAGAATTGATGCCGAATTAAATGGAAATACTATTCTTTTCAGTAATCTAGCAAATATTATCACAACTCCAAGTATTATTACAATCACTCCAGCAATTCCTACAGGAAGTTTAAGTCTATTTAAATTTGAACCATTTACATATCTTTTTACAACAGAATCTTCAGATGCAGTTGGTCTATCATTTCGAGTTAGTCGATCATCACCAGATATTATAGCATTTACGACAATTTCTGAAGATCTACAAAGTATTACATTTGAAGGATCATTTTCAATTGCTTATTCAAATCCTTTAAGTTTAATTGTAGATCTGATGTATGGAACTACAATTGTGGATACACGAACAATTCTTATCACTGTAGGTCAAGGACGTTTCTTTCCTCCAACTGTAAATCAAAATTTTCAGTTATTTCAATATGAAGATGTAAGTAATACATTTGGATCGAATCCTTCTTTCATAACAGCTCTTCCTATTACAAGTATTATAAGTGTTCCAACTCTTCCAATCGGTCTTTCATTTGGAGGTTCTTGTAATACATTTTTTCTACAAGGAACTCCTATTTTACGGGTTAATCAAAGTAACTATCAAATTATTGGAAGTAATAGTTCAAATGGTAAGATTGTTACCAGTACTATATCTATACGAGTAAATGAACAACTTGTTCGAATTACTCCAAGTACATCGACTCTTTCAAATTTAACAGTCGATACTGCGATAACTCCTATTACTTCAACTGCAGTTCAACCTCCTACAATTTATTACTCAGTCTTCAACTACACATGGAGCGGACTTCCAGATGGATTTACATTTCAAAATAACTTAGGAAGCAACGTGTCTCAACCTTTTACCCCGTCAAACGACCCTTCACTTACAATTATACTTGCCGGAGCTCCGAGCCTTGCATTTGCAACGTCTTTATCTACATATCCTTCAAATTCATATCAAACACGTCTTACAGGAACCCGAACTGATCAAACTGGAAAACAAATTGTAGGATCATCTTTGTTTAATTTTTCAATGGCCGAAACTGTATTGATTAATGTATCCAATTCAGTAACATTGTATAGATCCAAACCTCTTGGAACAACCGATGTTTTGATTACAGCTGGAAGTTTCTTTTCAACCGCTACAATTACAAGTGTTACTGCAAATTCATTACCACCAGGTCTAACTATACAACTTTATTCAGGGCCTAATATCTATCGTCTATCGGGAACACCAACAGAAGTGAATCTTTCAGGTTCCTATACGTTTACAGCAACGAACACAAACGGAACTTCACGATCTGTTACAGCAACGATTCCAATTAATCCAAATATTGTTACATTTGGAGGTTCTACACCTATAAACGGTTCTGTGATTCAATTTATTGTTTCAAGACCATTAACTAGTGAAAAAATTGGATATTACACAACTCCTATTATATTTTCAGCTACTTCTACTGCAAATGCTACACCTATTATTTACACATCTTCTATTGATTTTACAGCATATGGATTAACATTGAATTCTACATCTGGAACATTAACCGGTATTCCAACTAATTCACTTTCATCTACAACTGTTACGATTACTGCTACTGATTCTATTGGAACCATCGGAACTACTACAATACAGCTTTCAATTCTACCCGATACATTTAGCTGGTCAACGTATACTCCTACATATTTTCAAAACAGAGCTATTACACCCTTTCAATTTTTAGCAACATCTACTCTTAGTGAACGTCTTATACAATCGTATTCATCTATAAATTTACCTACTGGATTAGTGATTAGTGCAAGTGGACTTCTTACCGGAACTCCTAGTACATCGTCCTCTGGTAGTTTTACAATTACAGCAACTACCGGATATTCAATTACAAATCAAGTCTATTCGTATTCAATGATTGCAGATCAGTTAATGATTATTCAAGCTAATGGAACTGATACTATTTCATCGATCTTTTCAGGAATCCAATATCGTGCAGTTCAATATTCATCTGACACATTTGTGAATGCAACATTTTCAATTGGAACTCTAAGTCCAGCTACTACAGCTACAATTGATGTAACTTCAGGAGGATTAGTTTCAGGTGATTTTACAACTGCAACCTTGAATACAACTTATTCAGTAACTTTAACAGCAGTATTTGGAACAGTTACAGCAACCACAACTATCTATATACTCTTTACAACTTCAGGATCTGGAACAATTAACATACCTACAGAACTTAGTACATTAACCTTTAGTGAACCTACTCAAACATCCTTTACTTTATTTGAATATGTACCTTATTCAATTCCTATTAAAGCAATTGGATCTGCAAGTTTTATCTATTATTTCTCATCCGCAATTCCATTAGGATTTGAATTTTTGAAAGATAGCAGTGGACTCACTGCAACACTCTCTGGTATTTCACCTACAATTGCGAATCAAGGTATTGTAGTCTATGCAAAAACAGCTGGCGGATATCCAGTTTCAACTTCAATTACATTACGAACGATTACGCCTTTCTTTATTAACCCTCAATCAGGAGCATCTGCCTACACTGCTATTTTACGTAATGATGTTCTAGGAAATGCAGCTCAAAATGCCCGTGATAACAGAACATTCCCAGAAGTGAATCCTCTTGCAGGACCTCTTATGGCTCCACGTGCTCCAGATGTAGTGACACCCGATAATTGCATACTCAACTTATGTAAAAAACCATGTCCTACGTGTCGCACAATGATGTGAACACTTTATTCCGTGTCACAATTGTGAACACTGTCTACTCCGTGGGCATCTCCATGTCCTTGAAGTATGCCATTCCAACCTTTCCAACCTTCTTGTCTACATCTGTTCCTGGAATCGTCTCGTAGACATTTCCATCATTGTCTACTGCATATTCCTTGCCGTTGTACTCTACAACAAACATCTCTTCCTCTTTGGTTTTGACCTCTGGTTCTTTTGGTGCGAAGAACTCAGTCATCCACGTTTCCAACTTTTTGGTGTTGTACTCAGTGTTATCCAACTCGTTGATGTGAGCTAGAAACTGCTTCTTGTGATCGTCAGTCAGCTCAACTTTAGAGTCAGCTGCGACTTTCTTCCACAACTTCTCTTGAGTTGCATTCAACTTCTCCAAGTTACCCACAAACTTGGCTTTAGCTGCCTTAGGTTTTGGCTCAGCTGCCTTTGGCTCAGCTGCCTTAGCTTCCTTCTCGGCCTTTGCTGCGGCTGCCTTGGCTTCCTTCTCAGCTTTGTCTGCGGCTGCCTTTGCTGCTTTAGCCTCTTTCTCGGCCTTTGCTGCGGCTGCCTTGGCTTCCTTCTCTGCCTTCTCGGCTGCTTTCTGCTCCTTGGTGAGCTTAGGTTTAGGTTCTGTGACCTTGATCTCCTTTACCTCTGGAGCTGGCTGAGTAGCTGGCTCAGGAGCTGCTGGCTCAGGAGCTGGCTCAGCTACAGGAATGGTGACTTCAACTTGGTGAGTCTCCTCTTCAACTGGTACCTTGCCGTTGAACTTGATTTTGAGAGTTTTGTCATCCTCCCATGTTAGAACTCCATCCTCAGGATAGAGAATGTCTACGAGGAGAGTGGTTAACTTCTTGACTGTGAGATTCTTGATTCCTTCATTCTCGTCGATATTTGTGAGCGCGCGATAGAAACTGTTGATGATGATTGAAGACATTTTTACTTTACTGACCTAACTTGGTTTGGTTAGAAACAATGAGATCCATTTTGGACGATCGGAGAGCCTTTCTTAGAACGATCGGAGGGTCATTCAAAATGGATCAGTTTTCCTCAACTATTTCTGTAGTATCAGTTAAGTACAAAATGCCAAGAAATACACAAGGAGGTTCAGGTCACAAGTCTCAGAAGAATTCAGAAGGAAACAAAGCCCGTAACAATCGTCTCAAGGGAGATGCACTCATTGAAGATCTCATGGATGAAGTCTCTACTGAAGGCATCGTAGTAGGTAAGGTCACTCGTCGTCTAGGTTGTGGACGCATGGAAGTCGCATACTTCAATGACAAAGGAGAAGCATTCCTATTACAAGCTCCACTACGAGGTGGAATGCGTGGAAAAGGAAAGAAGTCAGTGTGGGTAGACATTGGAAGTCTAGTGATGGTCGCAGAAACCGAGTTAAGTGGAAAAACTCATGAGATTATTGCAGTCATGTCGCAAGAGCAAGTGGTCAGATACCGTAAAGTTAAGCCTGATGCAGATGCTAGACTGTTCATCAAGGACGCAACAGTAGAGGAAGACAAGAAAGATGAGGTTATCTTTGAAGAGGATGATGAGGTGAATGTGGATGCGATCTAATCGCACAATGAAACAATGGCATTTGGAATTACCCATCTGTTTACGACCTTCTTTTTAACATTTCTCTTCTACACATCCTATCAACATTCTAAACTTCCAGTATTGGATCAAGTTCCAGATGTTCCTGGTTTTTTAGTTCCTATTTCAACTGGAAAAGAGCGTGTCACTTCAAGTGGGAATCGTGATGCATCTATGTATACTCAATACGTTCGCAGAAAGTCTATCATTGACGGTCACTGGGCTTCAGGACGGGTCATGAAGGAGACCACTCATACTACTGGATTCACAACTGGAGTTGTTGAAGTGTATGAATTAACAGATGTATGTGTTCGTGTCTGTCAAAAAGCAGCTGCAGTCTGTGCTGCGATCTTGGACGGTGGTGATGCAATGGCCGAATACTGCCAAGTGTGGGATGGAAATGATGGAACAGATCCAGCTGATGGTGGAAATGCAGATACAAATGTCTGCGCAGTATAACAATGTCTGCACCTTGCGTGACTTCACCTACCAAATTTCAACTACGTAGAGATACTGATACACGGTGGACTCAAATAAACCCAGTTTTAGCAATTGGAGAACCTGGAGTTGAAACGAATACAGGTCAGATGAAAATTGGAGATGGTATTCGTACATGGAGTCAGTTACCTTATGTTGGAAGTAGTTCTGGAGGTCCAACTGGTGTTACAGGTTCTACTGGATCTAGAGGACCACAAGGACTCGATGGTTCTGCAACAAACACAGGTGCTACTGGACCTACAGGACAACGTGGAATAGATGGATTTCTTGGTGGAACTGGAGCTACTGGACCTCAAGGATTTCAAGGAGTTCAAGGTGTTCAGGGTTTTCAAGGACTTACTGGACCTACAGGTGTAGGTGGTACAGGTCCTACTGGAGTAGGAGACTATGGCGGTGATTCGCTACTTTGGGCATACAACGTTGGTAATGCAGCGACAGGGACGAATCCTGGTTCTGGCAAGTTTAACATTAATAGCGCGGTATTTTCTGCAGCAACACGCATTATGGTGAGCACGATTGATATCCCTGGAAATTTTGCTACCTCCTGGTTAACATCCTTAGGACAGAGCACAAACACAACCCTTGGAAAGCTCAAACTAACCCAGAAGGGTTCAGCAGACACCACAAATTCTATTTATAATGTTACATCTGTAGTTCCTACCGGTGGAGCGGTCACCCACTATATATTGACGGTTTCAAATGTACAATCTTCAGGTATTATCAGTGCAAATGAAGAAGTTATATTTTCATTTGCTCAAGCTGGAGATCGTGGAGCCACTGGTTTTACTGGTAACACTGGACCCACTGGTCTAACAGGTTCTACAGGTAATACTGGTCCTCAAGGAGTTCAGGGGTTTCAAGGTGTTCAGGGATTCACTGGATTTCAGGGTAATCAGGGACCTCAAGGAGTTCAGGGATTTCAAGGTGTTCAGGGTTTTCAAGGTGTTCAGGGATTCACTGGATTTCAGGGTAATCAGGGACCTCAAGGAGTTCAGGGATTTCAAGGTGTTCAGGGATTCACTGGATTTCAGGGTAATCAGGGATTTCAAGGTGTTCAGGGATTCACTGGATTTCAGGGTAATCAGGGACCTCAAGGAGTTCAGGGATTTCAAGGTGTTCAGGGATTCACTGGATTTCAGGGTCCTGCGGGAACCAATGGAACAATTGGTGTAAATGGAAATCAAGGTAATCAAGGTAATCAAGGATTTCAAGGAGTTCAGGGATCTCAAGGTGTTCAGGGATTCACTGGATTTCAGGGTCCTGCGGGAACCAATGGAACAATTGGTGTAAATGGAAATCAAGGAAATCAAGGAGTTCAGGGACCTCAAGGAGTTCAGGGATTCACTGGATTTCAAGGAAATCAAGGAAATCAAGGATTTCAAGGACGTACTGGATTTCAGGGACCTCAAGGAGTTCAGGGATTTCAAGGTGTTCAGGGATTCCAAGGTTTTCAGGGATTCACTGGATTTCAAGGATCTCAAGGAAATCAAGGGTTTCAAGGGTTTCAAGGACATACTGGACCTACAGGTGTAACGGGACCTACAGGTATCAAAGGAAATGATGGAGTCCAATCAGGTGCAGTTCTCTATATGAACTACACTGCAGATACATCACCTACTTACACTCCAAGAACTCCAGCACAGCTTGCAACCATTACAGGAACATCTATGCAAGCTGCTACATCTGTAGTCTATTCGCCAACGCAAAATACCGATGTAAGTCTTTTATCTATAATACCTGATCTCAGCGCAGCACAAACTAGTATTACATTCACAACTCCTCATAGTGCTACAATAGACGCACCTATCGTTGAGTTTGCGATTAATGTAGCGAATTTGATTGGAGGACAAACAGTCATTCCTCCAGGTATTTGGGATATGACCATTCATGCAAAAGCTGACTCAAATAATGATATCAATCATATTGGATTGCGATTTTGGGTGATTGGACGAACCAGTGGAGGAGCGTATACGAAACTAACAACCAATGGATCGGATATTGAATATATATTTCAACACGAACAACCACAAGATTTTACTCTATCATTAGTATTTGAAACACCAGTGGATATTAGTTCCTATACATCTTTACATATTGTTGTCGTATCTCATAACCAAGACAATCAAAACCGTAGAGCTGTAGTCTATTTTCAAAGCAGCGCAACCTATTCACACATTCACACCTCATTCGGTATTCCAGGTGTCACAGGTCCTACTGGATTTCAAGGTGTTCAGGGACCTCAAGGAAATCAAGGATTTCAAGGACGTACTGGATTTCAAGGAGTTCAGGGTCCTCAAGGAAATCAAGGAAATCAAGGAAATCAAGGGTTTCAAGGTGTTCAGGGTTTCACTGGAGTTCAGGGTCCTCAAGGAAATCAAGGAAATCAAGGAAATCAAGGGTTTCAAGGTGTTCAGGGTTTCACTGGATTCCAGGGACCTCAAGGAAATCAAGGAAATCAAGGAAATCAAGGGTTTCAAGGTGTTCAGGGTTTCACTGGATTCCAGGGACCTCAAGGAAATCAAGGATCTCAAGGAAATCAAGGGTTTCAAGGTGTTCAGGGTTTCACTGGATTCCAGGGACCTCAAGGAAATCAAGGATCTCAAGGAAATCAAGGGTTTCAAGGTGTTCAGGGTTTCACTGGATTTCAAGGACCTCAAGGATTTCAAGGAAATCAAGGGTTTCAAGGTAATCAAGGACGTACTGGATCTCAAGGTGTTCAGGGACCTCAAGGTTGGCAAGGAAATCAAGGGTTTCAAGGTGTTCAGGGATTCACTGGATTCCAGGGACCTCAAGGTTGGCAAGGAAATCAAGGGTTTCAAGGTGTTCAGGGATTCACTGGATTTCAGGGATCTCAAGGTAATCAGGGATGGCAAGGACCTACTGGATTTCAGGGTATTATGGGACCTGCATCAAGTTTGGCTTCAAGTCAATATGTTGTTCAAGGCAAAATAGCTGGTGATGTTACTGTTTTTCAGGATGCTAATAATTGGATTATCCCATTTGCAAGTGATTTTGATCCGCAAGGTTGGTTCGTGAATCCAGGAGTAGGAGGCACTGGGGCATTCACAAGTTCATCGCGCATTCGACCTAATATAGAAGGGTATTATGAAGTTTCTATGGGTGCATGGTGGGAGTATGGTTCAGCATCAAATAATCAAAACAACATTCAAGCCATCAAAAATTCAAATTCCGCAATCATGATATTACAAAATGTTATTCCAACAGTTACCGGTGTTGGTCAATCAATGAGTGGAACTAAAATGGTATCCATGAATGGAACCACTGACTATATCAGTTTTACAGCATTCAGTGGAAATTCTGGAGGACAGATTCTAAAAGGCCCTTCAACGACTGGTCAAGGCACTTGGTGTAGTGTGCATTTAATTGCATATGGTCCAGGATTTACAGGTTCTACTGGACCTCAAGGATTTCAAGGAAATCAAGGATTTCAAGGAAATCAAGGACGTACTGGATTTCAAGGTGTTCAGGGACCTCAAGGAAATCAAGGATTTCAAGGTGTTCAGGGATTCACTGGATTTCAAGGCGTTCAGGGACCTCAAGGTGTTCAGGGATTCACTGGATTTCAAGGAGTTCAGGGACCTCAAGGTGTTCAGGGATTCACTGGATTTCAAGGATCTCAAGGTGTTCAGGGACCTCAAGGTGTTCAGGGATTCACTGGATTTCAAGGATCTCAAGGTGTTCAGGGACCTCAAGGTTGGCAAGGGTTTCAAGGTGTTCAGGGACCTACTGGATTTCAGGGAATTTCTGGAAGTGCAGTAAATACTGGAGCCACTGGACCTACAGGTCAAATTGTAAATGTTCCAGATGGAACCTATGTTCTCTGCTACTATGTCGATCAAATCCAAGCATCAACGGATGATACACTTAGTTTGATTAACAGTTATGACTATGTCTACAGTTCCAATTCATATTATGTTACCTTTTCAAATTCAGCATTTACAATTCAACAGAATGGTGCATATGAATTTGAGTTTCAGGGGTGGGTATCTCTTACAGGAAATGGAACAATTCAAATGATGGTGACACGCGTAGTTGGTCTTAGTGTTGTTGTCGTATTTAATCGTAGAAAACAACTAACATATTCGTATACATCCGGTATTTTTACAGGTGATTTCTACTGGGATGGATTTGAAGTTGGTGATGTTGTTGAGCTCTATAAGAATGAAAACAATACTGGAACTATCATCACAAGTGAAATTGAATCAAAACAAGATGATCAACGAGGTTATTTGAAGATCTATTACGCTGGACCCAACTACGATACTGGAGGGAATGTAGTGGTACATACAGGACCTACTGGTCCATTAGGCGTAGGTGGAGGTGAAGCGTTTATGGTAGCCGTTGGACAAGGAACCGATACACTTGCATATTCATTTAATGGAACTACTTGGAATGGACTAGGATCAAATACCTTTACAGATTATGGATATGGAGTCGCATGGAATGGATCCTTATGGGTAGCAGTTGGACAGGGAACCAATACACTCGCAAACTCACCTGATGGAATTACTTGGAATGGACTAGGATCAAATATCTTTACATCTTCTGGATACGGAGTTGCCTGGAATGGATCGTTATGGGTAGCAGTTGGAGAGGGAAGCAATACAATCGCAACCTCATCCAATGGAATTAATTGGAATGGACTAGGATCAAATATCTTTACAGATTTTGGATATGGAGTCGCATGGAATGGATCCTTATGGGTAGCCGTTGGACAGGGAACCAATACAATCGCAACATCACGGGATGGAATTACTTGGACTGGACAAGGATCAACTATCTTTACAGGTTCTGGATACGGAATTGCATGGAATGGGTCTTTATGGGTAGCGGTTGGAGATGGAACCAATAAAATTGTATATTCATCCAATGCAACTACTTGGAGTTTAATAGGATCACTTGCATCTTTAGATTATGTTAAGGGAGTTGCGTGGAATGGGTCTTTATGGGTAGCGGTTGGAGAAGGAACCGATACAATCGCAACTTCAAGTAATGGAACTAACTGGACTGCAGTAACATCAAGTCCTTTTTCAATTCGTGGATATGAAGTTGCATGGAATGGATCACTATGGGTAGCGGTTGGAGAAGGAGATGCTACAATGGCAACATCAACGAATGGAACTGATTGGAATGAGGTAACATCTTCTCCATTTACAATTAATGGATTTGGAATCGCAAGCAGACGTGTCCTTCCGTATGTTGGAAGTTCATTGATTAGCGGAAATAGTTCAGCGCCTGTGATTGCTACTTTTGGTATACGGTTTCCATATAGCAATGTGACTAGTGGAACCAGTTTGACTATTTCAAGGAATACCTATGGAACCTTATACAATATAACCACATCTGCACTTACGAATCTTACACTTGATTTTAACGGTTCTGTATGGTTTAGAGATTCCAATGCATATTGGACACTTCGAAACAATACATCAACTTATCTATCACTTGTAACTGCAGCTACCAATACATCTACACTTGGAGTGACAGTGGTGGTCCCAACACCTATCATAGTTCCTCCTGCTAATTCAACCATTGTGATGCTGGATAATCTTTCCAATATTGTATTGTTTTAAGAACAGTAATGATCACCACATCCAAAAACATCTGGGGATTTGATCCACGGAGTATAGGCAATTGTCAGTTGTGGTTTGATGGGGCGGACTTAAGTACATTCACAAATAGCAGTGGGTCTATCATATCACAGTGGAGAGACAAATCAGGAAATTCCAATCATTTAAGCGTCCTTAGCGGTTCTACTGGACCATCAAATCTGCTTGATGACACGAGACAAGTTGTAAACTTTTCAACAGGCAATGTTATGATAACCAGATTAAGTATTCCATATATAGCCCAATCAACAACTATATTCATCGTCGCTAAACAGGTAAATCCGTTTGATTTTGATATGTTATTTTCGTTTGCAGACGATACCGGAACTGCAAATACAGGTGATTATAGTATCAGATATTTATCAGGTGTTCTCAACTCTGGCGATGGTAATGATATAGGTTTCAATAGTAACTATTTTGTAAACGGTACACGGTCTGTTCCTTCAACAGCTGCAACCTATAGTTCATACCACCTAATATCATCTCCGATCAATCTAACGCGTACAGGATCAAGTCGAGTTTCATTATCCTCTTCATTTTCTAGTCGTTTTTTTACAGGAACTATATCAGAGGTTATCGTATATACTAACAGCATATTAACAACCTCTCAACGCCAACAAGTGGAAGGGTATCTTGGATGGAAATGGGGTATTCAATCATTGATCCCAACTTTCTCTTATGTAGCACCATTATCCATAAGCGGATTTAGTCCTACATCCATTTCAAACTGTGTACTTTGGAACAATGCATCTACACTAACTGGATCGGGAACTGTGGGTACTTGGCCAAATCCACAAGGAGGATATACGGTTAACTGTACAGGAACTATAAGTGCAGGTGGACGTAATGGATTGAATACAGTGTTACTAACAACCGCTCAAACTTGGATTCCAAGTCCTGATGTTTCTTTAACTGCATATACACTGTTTTGGTCTGGAAGAAAAACATCGACAGGTGCAGGGCGTGTATTACAAGGAACTGCAAACAATCACTTATATGGATATTGGTCAACCGTTGAAAGAGTCTTATATGTAGATGGAAATCCAGGTATATTAAATGGCCCTACAGTTGACACAACTTGGGATACCTTTTCACATGCACGTACTCCAGGAGGTTCCTATGTGTTTAATTGGAATGGTCAACTTCATTCTTCGAATACAACCTCATCAGGAAATGGAATGACTGGATTGCGAATTAACTCAGGAGCAAGCCCTGCTGAAACTTCGGCTGTTGAAGTAGGAGAAATCATCCTATATAGTCGATTTCTTACAAACACTGAAATTTCAACTGTAGATTCGTATTTGATGAGCAAATGGGGTGTTGCTAATACTGTACTTGTACCTACCTTTAGTAATGCAAACCCATACGTCTATCTGAGACCTCATCTACGTGCATTTCAACCTAATAACATGCAAGGATGTGTGTTATGGTTGGACGCAGCGGATCAAAGCACACTTACGCTATCTAGTGGAAATATGACACAATGGCGTGATAAATCGGGATTTGGGAATACCATGTCAGCCTTTTCAACCTTTAGTAATGCAACTGTTTCGAGTGCATTTCAGAATGGATTGAATGTTCTTAACTTTTCAGGAGCAGGTGTGTATCAAGCACCCGCTTCGTCTGGAGTCTATCCAGTAGATGTATATATCGTGTTGGCATTAAAAGATTTAACTACCCACGTAGACGTATTTGCTGTAACTGCAACTGCTATCGATAACTTTAACTCTTTAACCTTTAGTGAACATACTTCACGTCGTTGGCATAATGGATCAAGTGGTTTTTCTCGAACTCCAAAAACAGTCTCTCCGATTGATGAAACCTCCACCTCCTTTTTATTGATGAACTGGTCTATTTCAAACAATAACTATGTACTTCGACGAAACGGAACTCAACTTACACAAACTGCTGCATATACGTGGACCCCTACCACTGGCTCGGTATTTCAAATTGGATGGAGGACAAGCCCAACACTTTATTCGCCTGGTTCTTTTGCTGGAGCGTTCAGAGGATATATTGGCGAGATCGTTGGTTTTGATAGGCAGCTTAATGGCGGAGAACGTCAACAAATAGAAGGGTATCTTTCGTGGAAATGGGGTATTAATCGACCAATAGTTCCTTATAATCCAACTTTACCTACAAGTATTCCAAATTGTGCACTTTGGATAGATGCTACACAAGATACAGCTGCTGATAATACAGCTCTTACAACCATTCTAGATCGAAGCACGAATGGTAAGAATCTTACTACAATGAGTACTGGAACAGTGACTCTTCAAAGAAACTTCAGGAGTGGAAATGCAGTCTATAATTTTGGTACAACGCGTGCATCCAATGCGTCCTTTTCATGGGGAACTAGTTTTACTCACTTTGTTGTTTCATCAAGTGCAAATGGTGCTTGGTTAAATTCGGTAGGTTCTTTAACTACCTATATTGCTCCTGGAAACTGGAATTTTGTCAATGTGAATGCTTCACGAGGCTTTCAAGATCCTGGTAGTATTACATCATGGTCAACATCAGGCGGTGCAACTGCAAGTATTGATTCTGTTGGAAGAGGAACACTTACTTTACCTGCACCAACAACTTCAGCATCTGTTATAAGTACATATACAGTTCCTATCAATGTATCACGTGAAACTTCATTTTCACTTGTAATTCCAACTACTGCTGGACAGTATAGTTACTTTAATCTTGGTAACGGAACAACGAATTTACAGTTTCTTCTAAATGCGGGACCTACACCTGTTAATCTCTTTCTTTTTTTCGGAGGATTTCCAACATATTCGATTAATCCAGGTTCAGATTTGAGAGTTTTAGTTAAAAACACCACTGTAACAATAACTATAGGTTCACCTTTTTTTACTGTGACATTACCATGGACAAATTTAGGGGCTGGAGAATACTCTTTACAGTTTTATGTATTAGGTAATGGAAGTGGTACAACTACTACTACATATTCACAAATACAGTTTGATCCTGGAAAAGGATTCTCAGTCTTTCCAAAAACAACAGGTACTGCGAGTGAATGGAATATCCTGTCTACCGGGTTTTCATCTGGGGGTACAACCATGGCGAATTATACAGTCAATGGAGTTCCTCGATCAACTAGTTGGGTAGAATCTGCTTACTCTGGAACAACACCTGATTTACCACTTTATATCAACGGTAGTTCTAGTGCAAACTATGATTCGACTTACTTTGGGGAAATTATTCATTACAATCGATCACTGACAGTATCTGAACGTCAACAAGTTGAACAATATTTAGCAAATAAATGGAGAATACCTAATGAATTTGCATTCAGTTCATTTCCACCTGCATCTATAGCATCTAGAAGTATATCTAGTTTTTCACCTTTATCTATTTCGGGATGTCAATTGTGGTTTGATGCCGCAGATTTATCTACATTTACATTTTCAAGTGGATCAAACGTTTCAATTTGGACTAATAAAGGTACTATAGGCAACACGGCTACTCCATCTAGAGGAGCAACTGGTAATCAAGTTACACGTACTATACTAAATGGTTATCCTGGAGTCTTTATTAATAACAATAGTTCTACAGCGTATAATGCTAGCACGTATTCACAGTTAACCTTTCAATCCAATTTCCAGAATACAGCAGATTATAGTATTTTTGCAGTGGTTAACCTTTCGAATATTGCTTCTGGTGAATATCAAACTATTTATGCAAATGCTAGAGGAACTTCTGGAGAAACACGTTCACCAAACTTTGGTGCTGGACGATCACTTGAATACAATGATCCTGGTCCAAATCGCAGTATAAATGGTTCATTCATCGGAACAGGAAGATTAGAAACAGCACTTATCTCTTCTAGTTCAGCTTTGACTGCTTATACCAATGGCGTTGTATACGGTTCTGCTACAAATGCATATACGCGACCTTCAACGGATGCAGGGGCACTTCCGAGTATTGGAGGAACGTTTGGATCAGGTAACGACAATCGGTTTACAACAGGATATTTCCATGAAATCCTTTTTTATAATTCAGTTCTTTCAGAATTTCAACGTCAACAAGTGGAAGCTTATTTAGCATATAAATGGAATTTTTCTATATTCACTCCGATCACTTATACGTTTAATTTTACAGGTTCTCTACAGTCATGGACTCCACCAGCAAGTGTAACGGTTCCAACGACTGTAACTGTAACTCTTAGAGGAGGAGGTGGAGGAGGAGGAAATGGTAGTGGAACAGGAGCAGCAGGAGGAACTACAACTGGAACACTTGCTGTCACACCAGGACAAACATATTCGATTGTAGTGGGAGGTGGTGGAGGTGGTGGTAGTGCTGGCATTAGCGCTGGTGGATACGGTGGAGGTGGAGGTGGAGGTCAATCTAGTGGTGGAGGTGGAGGTGGAGGTGGGTATTCAGGTATCTTTAGTTCAAGTACACTGACACAAGCGAATACATTGGTAATAGCAGGTGGTGGAGGTGGTGCTGGTCCTTTTGGTGCAGCGACAGGGTTAGGTGGTGGACTTACAGGAGCAGATGGGTTATTTTCTGGTGGTGGCAGTCAAACAGGTGGTGGCGCTGGCAGTAGTGGCCAAGCATCAGGTAGTGCTTTACAAGGTGCAACTGGAACATCAGGAGGAGGAGGAGGATATTTCGGAGGTGGTGCTGGACCTAGTGGAGGAGGAGGTTCAGGATTTATAGGTGGATTAATATCTGGAACTACAACCCAAGGAGGTGGAGGTGCTGGTGGTGCTGGGTTTGGAGTTGGTGGAAATGGTTCGATTGTGATCACGTTAACAGAACCTATTCCATCGCATCCATTCAAACAATTTCCACCTACGACTCAAGTTGAACTAACTGCAACTGGAGGAGCTATTGTTGTAACACGCGATTACACCACTTATCATGTATTTACAAGCTCAAGTAATTTTGTGGTAGTTGGAAGTGGAAGGGTAAACTATCTATTTGTTGGAGGAGGTGGAGGTGGTGGAGATCGACACGGTGGTGGAGGAGGAGCAGGAGGTGTTCAAACAGGATCGTTTAGTGTAACTACAGGAACCTATGCGGTTACTGTCGGTTTAGGAGGTGCAGGAGGAAACTATGAAGCCAATAACAGTACTCCACGAGGTGCTGGTGTTATTGGAGGAGTTTCAACCATTTCAGGTGTGAATAGTGGATTGGGAGGTGGTGGAGGTGGAACTTATGATGGAAATCCAACTGGATCAGTGGGTTCGGGTGGTGGAGGTGGAGGTAATAGTCTTCCAGGAGTAGCAGGAACAGCAGGTCAAGGAAACGCAGGTGGAGCTGGATCTACAAATAGCCCTGGTGGAGGTGGAGGAGGTGGTGCAGGTGGAGCTGGAGGGGATGCAATTGGAAGTTCAGGAGGTATTGGAACTCCTATCTATAGTAATCTTTTACTAACAGTTGGATATGGAACTTTGTTTGCTATACCTACAGGACCGAATAGGGTTATATCCGATGGAGTTGCATATATCGCAGGAGGTGGTGGTGGAGCTGCTCAATCATCTTCCGGTCCATATTCATATGGAGGACTAGGTGGTGGAGGACGAGGTGATTGGGACAATGGAGTTATTTCAGCAGGAACTCCAAATACAGGAGGTGGAGGAGGTGGATCGCGATCTGAATCAGGAGGAGGGTCTGCTGGATTTGCAGGTGGATCAGGATTAGTCATTCTTTGGTATTAAACCTGAACAACTACACTCGCGACACGTAAATGAATGCAGTGTTGCCTATAATCGAATACGACACTTCAATGCCTGGCATGAGTGATGCCATGGTTTCAGTGATATGTCCCATGGTCTTTCCATTCAAGCAGTAATCAATATATCCTGGAAACGTTCGAACTACGCCATCTGAACAAACTGACGGAGGTGTCAATGTGAACGAATGAATGCAGTATCGATCAGTGAAACCCCTTCCAGCCCATTGAAACAGTTGTGTTCGAAAGACTTCACGTGAAGGAGTCAAGAGTGCCTGAAGCATTTGGCGGTCTTGTGTCTCTTGAGCTATAGTCGCTTCATAACTTTTAACAAGTTCCTCCATGGAGGCAATGATAGGAGGTTCGATCGGTCCTGTTTGAGCGGATGGAAATAACAACAGTATGGATGGATCCGGACGAGGTGGTGGATTGTCTCCTGTGGGTCCTGTGTATACAATAGGTCCAGTGTATTCAATCGTTCCTGTAGATCCAGTTTCTCCGGTAGGTCCAGTAGATCCTGTTTGTTCAAAGGTTCCTGTGGGTCCGGTTTCTCCGGTGGGTCCTGTTTGTTCAGATCCTTCCATTTGTTTCAACACCCTAATTTTAAACAGTGGAAAAGAACAATATGAGTAGCTTTCTTTCACGCTACACTCCAGGTGTAGGAGTTACAACCTGTGCTCCAAATTTTTGTGCTGGTCCTCCAGGTCCACCAGGCCCTATGGGAAATCCTGGTGCTAATGGCGTTCAAGGTCCTCAAGGAAATCAAGGACCCGCTGGAGTTCCTGGTTCTGCCTCAAATACAGGATTAGCAGGACCTCAAGGACTTGTTGGTCCCGCAGGTGTAGCAGGATTTCAAGGACCTACAGGACCAGCTGGACCGGCTAGCACTACAGCTGGACCAACGGGACCTACTGGATTTCAAGGTAATCAAGGCGTAGGAGGTTCAGCGACAAATACAGGTCCTACTGGTCCTACAGGAACGATGACTGGATCTACAGGACCTACTGGATTACCTGGTAGTTCAACATTAACAGGATCAACAGGACCTACAGGTCTTAGAGGGTTTCAAGGCACTCAAGGTGTTCAAGGTGTTCAGGGACCTCAAGGATTTCAAGGAGTCACTGGAATTACAGGAGCTACCGGTTTACCAGGTCCTACCGGCGTAACAGGTCGTACAGGTCCTCAAGGATTTGTTGGTCCTCAAGGACCAGTAGGTGCAATTGGTCCTATGGGTCCAACTGGTTTAACTGGAATTGGAATTCAAGGTGCTCAGGGATCTCAAGGTAATCAAGGGGTTAGAGGATTTCAGGGAAATCAGGGTTTGCAAGGATTTCAAGGAAATCAGGGTTGGCAAGGTAACCAAGGATTTCAAGGGTTTCAAGGAAATCAGGGAAATCAGGGATTTCAAGGCAACCAAGGAAATCAGGGTTGGCAAGGAAATCAGGGTTGGCAAGGATTTCAAGGGTTTCAAGGGTTTCAAGGATTTCAGGGCAACCAAGGAAATCAGGGTTGGCAGGGTTTTCAGGGATTTCAAGGATGGCAAGGTTTTCAAGGGTTTCAAGGAAATCAAGGTCCTCAAGGTTTTCAGGGATTCCAAGGTTGGCAAGGATTTCAAGGTGTTCAGGGATTCACTGGATTTCAAGGAAACCAGGGAAATCAAGGAAACCAGGGAAATCAGGGTATTGAAGGACTTCAAGGACGGCAAGGAATTCAGGGAGCTCAAGGTGTTCAGGGATTCACTGGATTTCAAGGTGTTCAGGGATTCCAAGGAGTTCAAGGTCCTCAAGGAAATCAGGGATTCCAAGGAGTTCAAGGAAATCAGGGATTCCAAGGTGTTCAAGGACCTCAAGGAAATCAAGGATTCCAAGGAAATCAGGGATTTCAAGGACCCCAAGGATTTCAAGGCAACCAAGGAAATCAGGGATTCCAAGGTTTTCAGGGATTCATTGGATTTCAAGGTGTTCAGGGCATTGGAAATCAAGGTCCCCAAGGAGTTCAAGGAGTTCAAGGAGTTCAAGGAGTTCAAGGACGGCAAGGTCCTCAAGGAGTTCAAGGGTTCCAAGGATTTCAAGGTGTTCAGGGATGGCAAGGATTTCAAGGTTTTCAAGGTCCTCAAGGAGTTCAGGGATTCCAAGGATTTCAAGGGTTTCAAGGTAATGAAGGGTTTCAGGGATCTCAAGGATTTCAAGGACTTAGAGGATTTCAAGGGACTCAAGGAGTTCAAGGAGATCGTGGAAATACTGGATTTACAGGATCTACAGGACTCCAAGGACCTCAAGGTGTTTTAAATGTAATAGGGGATGACGGACCCACAGGACCCACTGGGTTTAGTCCTACTGGAAATACTGGTCCTACTGGTCCTTTAGGTCCAGCTGGTCCAGAGGGTCCAGCAGGTCCACCAGGAGAAGCTTTAACAGGTCCAACTGGAGCTACAGGATTTCAAGGAGACCCCTCCGGATTTCAAGGTTCTACAGGCCCTACAGGTAGTCAAGTTCAAGGACCTCAAGGACCTCAAGGTATTAATAATATATTAACGGGTCAAAATTCACTTACTCTTACATTTACAGGTGGAGCTACCGGTTCATATTATTCAAATGTAGGAGAAACATCAATTCCCATTTCTGATAAAGTTATTTTAGGGGGGTATGTTACGGAAGATACGAATGTATTATCAGTTTCATATATCTATGCATACGCAGGTGCTAGCTATTGGACATATTCAATGAAAGTGAGATTGGGTAATTCATCAAGTGCAACGTATATAATTTATTATTACGGTGTTTCATAAGTAATAATGTACGTTTCGTACTCTCCACGATCCACAAATGTATGCGATCCACAAGTTCGATACATTCCAGGTGCACAACAAGGATCTATTGGACCTCAAGGACCTGATGGAACTTCTCAAAATCAAGGACTTCAAGGATTTCAAGGTCTAACTGGAACTATAGGTAGTTCAGCTAGTATTGGAGCTCGTGGACCTATTGGACCTCAAGGAGTTGGAACACAAGGTCCAGTTGGAAATATTGGAGTAACAGGAATAACTGGTAATCAAGGTCAAACAGGTAGAAAAGGACCTACAGGCCTTAGAGGAGTTCAAGGTCCTACTACAGAATACGGATCAACTGGAAGAACTGGTTCTAGAGGACCTATTGGAATGGTTGGTCCTACAGGTCCTTCTGGATTTACTGGAGCTACAGGTTCAAGGGGATTGTCAGGAAATACAGGCTTTAATGGAAGAATAGGTCGTCAAGGACGCATAGGTTTCCAAGGCCCTCAAGGAGTTCAAGGATCCGCTGGATATCAAGGTTCTTCTGTAATTGGTTCTACAGGTAGTAGAGGACCTCAAGGTATTGCAGGTACAACAGTAGGTGGTACAGGAATCACAGGAATCACAGGATATCGAGGTTTTCAAGTAGTTGGAGCCATTGGAAGTCAAGGATTACTAGGCTGGCAGGGGTTTGAATCGGTTCAAGGTTCTCAAGGAGTTCAAGGAGTTCAGGGTCCACAAGGAAATCAAGGCTTTAGAGGATTTCAAGGAATAGTTGGATGGCAAGCCAACCAAGGATTTCAAGGTTGGCAAGGAAACCAAGGAAATCAAGGAAATCAAGGAAATCAAGGCTTTAGAGGATTTCAAGGAATAATTGGATGGCAAGCCAACCAAGGATTTCAAGGATTTCAAGAAAACCAAGGAAATCAAGGCTTTAGAGGATTTCAAGGTTTTAGAGGATTTCAAGGAATAATTGGATGGCAAGGATTTCAAGATAACCAAGGAAATCAAGGGTTTCAAGGTTTTAGAGGGTTTCAAGGTTTTAAAAGTTGGCAGGGGTTTGAATCGGTTCAAGGTCCTCAAGGAGTTCAAGGAGTTCAAGGATTTCAAGGACCTCAAGGTTGGCAAGGGTTTCAATCTATTGAAGGAAATCAAGGTAATCGAGGAAATCAGAGTACCAGAGGATTTGATGGTTTTCGAGGGGTTCAAGGCAATCAAGGGCTTCAAGCAAATCAAGGATGGCAAGGAGTTCGAGGGGTTAGATCATGGGATGGTTTAACAGGAATACAAGGAGTTTTAGATAGACAAGGATGGCAAGGAAATCAGGGTTCACAAGGAAATCAGGGATTCCAAGGAGTTCAAGGATCTCAAACACTTCAAGGCGATCTTCAAGGAAATCAAGGAAATCAAGGAAATCAAGGTTGGCAAGGCAACATAGGAGTTCAAGGTGAATTTCAAGGAAATCAAGGAAATCAAGGAGTTCAAGGAGTTCAAGGACCACAAGGAAATATAGGAGTTCAAGGCGAATTTCAAGGAAATCAAGGAAATCAAGGATGGCAGGGTTCTTATGGATTTCAAAGTTGGAATGGATTTCAAGGGTCTCAAGGGTGGCAAGGCGGTTTCCAAGGAATTCAAGGTGTTGTTGGTCCTTTAGGTTCAGAAGGATTTCAAGGATTTCCAGGAAATCAAGGACCCAAAGGAAATCAAGGATTAGAAGGACCTGCTGGACCCCCTTATACAGGTGATCCTAGTCCAGGATACGTAGGACCAACAGGTATAGGACCTCAAGGAGGAACCGGAGTTACAGGACCTGGCGCTGTTGATTTTGTTATTGGTCCTCTTGGGCCTTTAGGACCTACAGGTCCAGATTTGATAGGACCTACTGGAGAAACAGGATCTACTGGACCCACAGGATTTCAAGGAAATCAAGGATATATTTTCAGCTCTCTAGTTTCAGATAATTATACAGGTACTCTTGCTAATGAAAGTGTTGGACAATATATAACTACCCCTATTTTTGTAAGTGCATCACACATATGGACAAATGGATATCAAGTAAGTGTAGAGAGTGGAGACATACCTCCTGTAGATGGTTTTGCAGCAGTTGAAATTACCACAAATAGTTATGCAGTTGTTTTAAGATTTAACCCAATAGGTATTGCGTATACAAACTTAAGTTGTACTATTTATTATCAATATATAGCAGTTGCCCCTGCTCCTCCAACAGGTCCAACAGGTCCACCAGGTCCACCAGCTCCAACAGGTCCACCAGGTCCAGGAGGAGGTGGGGGAGGTCCACCAGGTCCACCAGGTCCAGGTCCATGAGAAAGCTAAATCTTTAAAGTATTTATCAATCTAATTGAATAAGATGGACTACTTTCTAACACTTGAACATTGGACTTCCATTGTTAGAAAAATCAAAGATGAAGAGTTGGAGTATGACGTATCCGCTTACAAAACGGGGCAACTTGCAAAGGAAATACTGTCTTTCATCCGAAGTTCACGATTTCGTCAAGCACTTCTGTTTCGTGAAAAACGTGGTGAAGAATATGAGCGATTTGTAGAGAAACTGAATTTGATCTATGATCCTGAAGCAGTGAAACGCATTCTGGACAACGATGAGTTCTGGGAAGCCTGTTTTTCTCTTCGATCCTCTTAATGGAAACTGTTGCGACCGAATGGATGGAATGGACTATTAATAAAGTTCTGTTCTGGGAAGAAGATCCAGTGAGAAAAGGTAAGATTGTTAGATACATTCATGATTTCTTGAGTAATGCCTTGATTATTCTGATTGTGATTTCACATACATTATATCCTGCTTTCTGGCTACAAACAGTCATTTTATGTGTTTGTATTCTCGTATGGTTACAACATCTTGCTTGTAATGGTTGTATTGTCTCCAAAGTTGAACAAAAGTTAATTGGAGATACACGAAGCTTTGCGACTCCTATTTTAGAAGTCTATCATATTGAACCCACTAAAGAGTTAACATCAGCATTGGTCATCTTAGGAAGTAGTGTTTCAGTCTTTTTCCTAAGTCTTGAATGGTTTGCAAGAGTTCATCATAAATTACTTCCACTATTTACTTATGGACTGTCTCGTATCAAACAAAACGGAATAGTCTTCACGTAAGAATAAGAGGTATTAAACATGGGCGATACAATAGTAGGCGTTCAGTTCGGCATTGCAAATCCTGAAAATCTCCTCAAGCGCTCTGTGGTAGAAGTTACCACTGATAAGACTTACCAAAACAATCAGCCCATTGCGAATGGTGTATTTGATGCCCGTTTCGGCGTGATTGAAAATGGTAAAGTCTGCCCCACCTGTAAGCAAACAAATCAGTTCTGTCCTGGACACTTTGGACATATTCGTCTAGCTCGCCCCGTCTACCTCTATCAGTTCTTTGATATGGTTGAAAAGTTAGCGAACGTCATCTGTCTGAACTGTTCCAAGATTCTTGCTCTCGAACAAGTTGTGACATCCTTGAAGTCGACTGGACTCTCTCGTTTTAAAGAAGTTCGTGATCTTCGACCCACTCCTCGAAAGGATGAAGTGCTTCAATGTCCTCATTGTGAAACTGCAATTTTCAAGAAGATCGCCAAGGTCATTGGAAAAGCAGCTACACTTGAAGGTCAATCGAATGTTGAAGGCACAGATCCAGTCGTCATTCAACCTGAAATGATTCTTCGTGCATTCCAGCGTATCACAGATGAAGATTGTCGATTAATTGGTTTAAATCCTGAGTTCGCTCGTCCTGAGTGGATGATTTGTACTGTTCTAGCGGTTCCTCCATTGACGGTTCGTCCATCGGTCGTGATGGATGATAACCAGCGAATGGAAGATGACTTGACACATAAATTGATTGACATTCTGCGAGCGAATGACAAAGTTCGTGAAAAAATTGATAAAGAAGAATCTGCAGAAGTGTTGGACAAATACACTGCAAAACTCCAATACGATGTTGCGACATATGTGGATAACGATATCAAGGGTCTTGAACCATCCGCTCAACGCTCTGGACGTCCTCTGCGAACTCTGAAATCCCGTTTTGGAGCTAAGACTGGACGTGTTCGTGGAAACTTGATGGGTAAGCGTGTTGATTTCTCAGCCCGTTCGGTTATTACTCCTGATGCAAATATCGAACTAGATGAACTAGGTGTTCCTGAAGAGATTGCGATTAACTTGACCTTTCCTGAAATTGTCAGTCCTTACAATCGTGATCGTCTACTTGGATACGTCAAGAATGGACCTGATAAGCACCCAGGAGCAAAATCCGTCTACTTAAAATCCGATGACCGAACAGTCAGTCTGCGATACGTGAATCCAGATACTATCGATATTCGTGAAGGTGATGTAGTCCATCGTCATCTAATTCATGGAGATATTGTGTTATTCAATCGTCAACCTTCTCTTCACAAGGCATCGATGATGGCGCATCGTGTAGTGGTTCTACCCTATTCAACCTTCCGTCTAAACGTTTCAGCGACCCGTCCTTACAATGCTGATTTTGATGGTGATGAGATGAACATGCACGTTCCTCAAAGCATTGCGTCTGCGACTGAACTACGATACATTGCAAGTGTGCTTCGTAATATCGTGAGTCCAAGAACCAACAGTCCAATCATTCAGCTGTTTCAAGATACGATGACAGGAGCCTATCGTATTACACAACCTGGAGTCAAGGTTCCTGAACCCATCGCAATGAACATTCTTGCAAGACTTAAGCTTCCCTTTGTTAGAAAAGGTGTTCCATGGACTGGTTCTGAACTTATCTCAGCAGCGTTTCCAATGATGAACTATAAAGGTCGTATCAACTTGAAGAATGGTCAGTTAGCAGATGGAAATATTCTACAAAAGGGGGGTGTCAGTGGTCTTCTTCATGTTGTCTACACTGACTTTGGACCCGAACGATGTGGTCAGCTCATCAATGATATTCAATCGATTGTCACACAATACAACTTGTATACTGGATTCTCAGTAGGCACATCAGACTTGATAGCCAATCAACCTACACGAGACTTCGTAGCTGAACAGCTCAAAAAGGGACGAGATCGTGTGGCTGAAATTCTGTCCGCAGTTCATTCAGGACAATTTGTGAACTTACAAGGTCTTTCAGATGGAGAGCAGCTTGAAGATGACATCTCATCGGCTTTGAAAGAGGTTGCTGCGAGTATCAATACGAAGGTGATTGGATCACTGGATAAAGCGAATCGTATTGTTCAGATGGTTGATTCAGGATCCAAAGGAGGTGAGCAGAACATCACACAGATGGTAGCTCTTCTTGGACAGCAGCTGATTGAAGGTAAGAGAGTTCAGTACACACTTCAAGACAGAACACTACCTCACTTTGCACGATATGATGATGGTGTTGAATCACGTGGATTTGTTCAACATTCCTTCGTAGATGGTTTGATGCCAGCCGAGTTCTTCTACCACGCACAGGCAGGTCGTGAGGGATTGATTGATACAGCTGTTAAAACTTCAGATACAGGATACATTCAGCGTCGTCTGATGAAATCCATGGAAGATCAACACGTAGAACATGATGGAACTGTCCGTAACGTAACTGGTTCTATCATTCAGTTTGCATATGGTGAAGATGGTGTAGATACAGTGGCTGTTGAGTCACAGACATGTGAACTTCCACTGATGACGTTGGAGAATATCTATCGAGACTATGCTCTGACTCCAGAAGACGTGAATCCATTCTTGACTGCAAGTGTCACAGAAGCTCCAGATATGGTTGAAGAGTTGATTGCAGATCGTGAAATGTTTGTACGATCCGTATTCCGATTCAGAAAGAATGATACAGTGTTGGCACCTGTTCATCTGAAGCGTCTCATTACAAAATACGAGAATCCATACTCAACTAAGACGGATTTGATACCTGCCTATGTTGTTTCTGCACTCAACGGTTTCATGAAGGAGTTTCCGTATAACAAGGTCTTCCACACATTGTTGAGATACTATTTGGCACCCAAGAAGGCAATTGTAACTCATCGTCTCAGTCAAAAGTTGTTTGATGAACTGATGCGCGATATCCGATACCGATACATTAAGAGTCAGACTCATGCAGGCGAAATGGTAGGAGCTCTTGCAGCACAATCCATTGGTGAACCTACTACACAGTTGACTTTGAACACGTTCCACTCTGCAGGAACTGCCAAGGCCAATGCTACTTCAGGTGTTCCACGTATTGAGGAATTGTTATCAGCATCCGCTAATCCTAAACGACCTGGCAATACAGTCTATCTTCGTCCAGATATTTCCAGCGATCAAGATGCAACCATTTCCAAGATGAAGGAGATTCAGCGCACAACTCTGAGAGATATCACCAAGTCTATTCGAATTTATTACGATCCACCTACGAATGGAACCGTTGTAGAAGAAGATATGGATATCTTGGCACTCTACCAAGAATTCACAGTTTCAGAAGGAGAGACATGCGAATCGCCTTGGATTATGCGTATTGAACTCAATGATGCAGAACAGGCAGCTCGTAATATTCTAGATCTCACAGAAGTAGTGACTAAGTTGAAGAATGAAAAGTCACTAAAAATTGTCAACTGTATTCATTCAGACAATTCTGCAAAGAAGCTCATTCTACGTCTATCCTTTGATGCGAATGTAGTCAAAAATCCAACTATGTTGCGATTCTTGGAAGATAAGGTATTGGATACAGTCTTAACAGGTGTTCATGGAGTTGGTGGAGTTCACTTGCGAAAGGTGAAGAATGAGTTGGTCTACGATGAGAAAGTAGCTGGATATGCACAGAAGGAGCAGTATGTTCTAGACGTGGATGGAACTAACTTGTATCAGCTCATGGTGTTTCCAGGTGTTGATGGAACACGCACATTCTCAAACGACATTCACGAAATCAATGATGTCTTTGGTATTGAAGCCGCACGATTGGCGATCTTTGAGGAATGTTCAGAGGTCTTCGTTCAGGAGAAGGTCAACTACCATCATCTAAGTGTATTGGTAGACAGCATGACGTTCTCAGGACGCATTGTAGCTGTGAACCGATTTGGAATGAACAAGAATGAGACTGGAGTTCTAGCTAGATCTTCCTTTGAAGAGACTAGCAAGAATATGTTCAATGCTGCAATGGGTGCTGAATTTGATACGATGAGAGGTGTGTCTGCGAATATCATGTTTGGTCAGAAGCCACCTTGTGGTACAGGATTTGTAGACATCCTTGTAGATGAATCACGATTACCGGATGGATTGGATGAAGAGCCAGAAGATAAGACACTTGAAGAAGTCAATCAACGCTTAGCAAGTTTACCTGAGAGTGAATGTCGTCTTGAAGACATCTTGATGGACTGGTGACGAGTTGTTTGAAGGAAATCCTTTGTAAGACGATGAGTTCGACGACGTCCGGCCAAGCTAAATGGCATAGGATCGCCAATACTTTCCGAACGAACCCTAGCAGGTTTCATAGGAGCTCCGGGAGGCTGTTTGTCTGAATCACTCTCTCCAATTATTTTTAACGATACTGCCTGTTTTTCAGCAAGAACAGATGCCAAATCAATCGGTGCTCCAACTGCACTGTTTGTGTAGAGTGTTTTCAAGACAGCTGCAATGTCAGCTCTTTGAAGCAATGCTATACCCGGTGCTTCATCTAGATCTACAAACTCTCCACAGATATACTCCGACATTGATGAACATGTTAATGAAAAGGCAGTTGTAGATCCAAGTGTTGATTCGACAATTGGACGCCCAGTAGCCGTTTGAACCATAGTAAACAAGACTTCGCGAAGCGCATATCCAATTTCTGGATTCTTCTCGACTTCTGGAATCGCCATCTTTAAGAACAAAAATAGGTGATTGTACAATGGTAAATCTGGATGATGTTCCATACCTGGCTCAATCTGTGTCGAAAGAGCCTCTAACATAGCAAAAATAGGAAGAAACTGAACAACATCCTTTGAACCACCCGTTTGAGGAAGAATATCAATTAGCTCTCCACTATCTACTCTAACTGGCTGTTCTCCTGTCATTGAAGCGATCTGTGCACCGATGAGCGGATACAATGTATGTGTATTTGGAAACAACGTACTGACCCCTTTAAATCGAGCATTTAGATCCCATCCACCTCGCATTTCCTTTCTCCGAGTACGTCTACGCCTGCGTCCACCACCAGGTGTACCCGTGTCCATTGACACATCAATTTCCATATCAGCGTCACTCTGTACTGCCTGAACAATGTTACTCACATTCATTGGATCATCCTTATCTCTGTTCACGGCTGCAAAATCAACAGTACCTGATCCAAATGTGGGTGAAGAAAGAAACCCGGAAACAATGGTACATGTATCAAGAACATGTGTTTTAGAGGTTGCATCTAACGATGCAGGTATTGCTCCCTTGAGTCCATCAAATTTTTCAATTAAGATCGTTCGAATTTCATCATCCAACGGGACACGTGAAATATAGGCTAGAAATGTATAGACATCCTTATTATTTTTGCCTCCAACTAGTTGACCAATACGACGCGTGATTCGACTATTCATACCACTCGCCCATGTATCCACTGATTTAAACTCATCTCGTGCTTCAAAAAGTTTTATAAATGAAGGTGGAACATTCGCTTCACCCTTGTGAAGATTGTAGAGCCCACGACCCATAAGATATGCTTGAGCCTTAATACATGGATCTTGGGAAGTAAGGTCACTTGATGTTTGTGTTACATCGGGGAAGTCAAAATGCGCATGAGCATAATGGAGGGCTTGTTTGAATAGCTCCATACACTGTTTCTTCAAGCCATCCCTATCCTGAGCGTTAAGTGATAACTTCTTTGTTGATTCCCTGCGCTGATCAAGAACGGTTTTTCTAGTACTTGCCATGCTATTAAGAAACTCTTTAACCTTATTGATCATGTTAACTTCGGTTTGCAAAATACCTTCACAGACTTTTAACCGTTCTGCCGGATCGGGTGCAGCTGCATTTTGATTAAAAATAAGAATACCCTTTTTATCTGCTGGAAAAAAGATGGTATCCACGCCCATCAATAGGGCGTATGACAGAGCAATGTAATCAATCGTCATAAAAAAGGGCTGAACATTCTCCGGAAGTGGTTTATCATATTTCCTGTTTTTCAAGTCGAGACATGCAAGTACTTGAAGCCAATCACCTCCGCGCTTTCTCACCCAAGCTGAAGCAATATTAAACTTATCTGTGGGTTTTGTATTACTACGCCATAGCTTCGTGAGGAATGTCTTCAATAGTGACTGTATCGAGTTTGAAACCTTTGCATCAGGGCTCTCTTGTATCATGCTCCCAGTGTCATTTGTCACTGATACACTAACACGCTGCTTCATAATTTTCTTGAAGAATCCAACCTTTTTGATACCAGATAAGGAATATGTATATTTAGAGTAAAAGTCCTGTGTTGGTTTGGTTATATCAAATGGCTTATTACCTTGATAGATGATCGGACCATCTCCAACTTGTAAATATGAGTTTAGATTAACACCTACACCCGGTTTATTAAAAATAGGATCAGATGTTCGGGTTTTTGTAGCAGGATCGTTCTCAACCTCAGATGTGTATACATAATGTATACTCTTGTCAGCAGCAGGTGGACCTGATTTGAGTTTACCAAAAAAATCATGTTGATGGGTATCTACAACAAGAGCAGCGTTATTGAATCCCCCTGCGTCAACAATTTGACTACCTGTTTTACCATCTAGTTCTATGTATTTAACAGTGAACCGTTTACCTGTATATGTAACAAGTGATACTCCTGGACTACCTTCTTGAAGTCTAAGAATAGTCGTTTTCAAATTCTCACCTACAGTAATAGGATCGCCAATTGAATTAAACGTTGTAGGTTCATCTTGAATAACATCTAGCTTAGGATCTTTTAACACAGATTGCTTAAAGGTGTCAACATCTGAATGTGGTCCTAGTGTCCCAAAATCATGATCACCATCGGCATGGGCTGCACGGGATATACGTTGCTCTATATCCACCATTACTTATCTCTCCGAAACAATCTAGAAGAACTTTAGCTTACGACGACCACCAAACATGCTAGTAGGTTGAGCAGGTGTGTTCAAAAAGAACGCATAGAACGGATAGTAGAAGGTCGCAAAGAAGAAGTCCAAGATCGCCCAACCGATTGACCCGTACTTCGCATACGATAGACTAGCGGCACCCAAATGCCAGACAAACAGAAAGATAATTGTAAAAATCATACTGACAATACCCAAACCTGACGCAGTTGAGTCTGTCTTCTTTTCAGAACCAGCTGCAGCGGATGGATTTGCATTCGCAGGGGTTGAAGCAGCTGCTGTGGAGGACATCTTTAGTAAATAATAAGGAAACAAAGTAATGGCCAACTTATCCTATCCAGAACTTGCTGAAATAAAACCTCAATCTCTTCCTGCTGCAAGTTTACAAGCGTTATATTCTATCCGCAATCGGTTATGTAACACAGCTGGAAGTGAATATACACTTCAACCTCAACAGAAACTACTTCGACGTATATTATCCCCTGATTCTCCGACACGAAACTTGTTGATGGTACATGGAACAGGTGTAGGTAAAACGTGTACAGGTATTCAAATTGCGGAAGAATACATCATGCGTCCTGAGTTTCAAGACAAAAAGGTGATGATCGTTGCTTCACGTGCAGTTCAAGAGAATTTTCGAACTCAAATTTTTGATATGAGCCGTGTGAATTTGGATAAAGTGAGTGATACATTGACCTCTAAACAATGCACGGGTCGTAGATATCTCGATATGTTGATGCGTATTGAATCTGAACCTAAGAACTGGGCTAATCCTGAAATTCGAGATAAGTTAGAATCTACTTCTGATAAAATCATCCGAGAGTTCTACGAGTTTCAAGCCTACAATTCATTTGGAGCGAATTTGAATCGTCGCTTAACTGGAACTGAAATGGATATTGATGAAGCGTGGGTTCACGAAAACTTTGATAATCGTTTGCTGATTATTGATGAAGCTCATAATATCACAACTCAAGAAACTGAAGTAGCTCTAGGTCTTGAACGTCTAGTTAAAGTAGCAGATGGTCTTGTTTTGGTATTATTGACTGCTACACCGATGTACGATACATTTGAAGAGATTGTCTTTTTTATGAACTTGTTTTTATGGAATGAGCGAAAACAACCTTTCAACATTACTTTGAAAGCATCTGATTTATTTACATCAGCTGCAGAACTCAAATCACTTGAAGCTGAAAGAACCTTTCGTGAATGGTGTCAGAACTATGTATCCTATGTAAAAGGTGAAAGTCCATTTACATTTCCTTTTAGATTGCCTCCACCCAATATTGCGTCTAATACAGCTATGAAAATGGGCTTTAATGGACATGCGATTCCAGATACAGATCGTATTAAGTATTTGAGTTTAGTTTCTTCAGAACCTACAGGACTTCAAAAGAAGATCTTGACTTCAGGAAAGAATGAAGACGATGATTCTAAGCGTCAAGCCATGATGATGCCTACAATCTCAGTTTTTCCAGATGATAAGAACTTCAATCAAACCTTCAAAGTAACTGCAAATCAGTTCTCCTATACAGGTGAAGCTTTCTTGACACCTGAAAATTTACCAAACTATTCATCTAAGTTTGTAAGTGTATTGAATTCAATTGAGAGTTCTGGTGGTGTTTGTTTAGTCTATTCAAACTACGTTGAACGTGGAGCTAGGTTATTTGCGATGGCACTTGAAGAGCATGGTTATAAACCTTATAAAGGAAAGACTATTCTTAAAGATCCATCCTATGAAGGTTCTTCTAAAGGAAAATACATCTTGATTTCATCGAATGCTACTGATGCAGAGATTAGTTCAATGTTAGATGCTGTGAAGAACAAAGCAAATTCAACTGGAAAGAATATCAAAGTTGTAGTCACAAGTCCTTTAGCAGCAGAAGGAATTGATTTCCGATTTGTTCGTCAAGTTCATATTCTGGATCCGTGGTGGAACATGAGTCGCATTGAGCAAGTTATTGGACGAGCATTGAGAACCTGTAGTCATCAAAGCTTAGTTCCAGAAGAACAGAACTGTACAGTGTATCTCCACATAGTTCGTCCTGAAGCCGAACGTGAAGCATTTGATGAATATACGTATAGAACTCGTGTTGAAGTGAAAGGAATTCGTATTGCTAAAGTTCGCAAGATCTTGGCTGAATCTGCAATGGATTGTCCAATTCAGTTAGCTCTTCCTTCAGATTGGAGAGAGTTAGAAGTTCCTCAAATACGAGATGAAAGTCATGAACGAGTTGTCTATCGTTTGAAGGGAATGATGGCTCCTGCATTTGATGAGTCACCTGATATAGAGCAATGTAAAGTGACTCCTTCTGAACCTGATCCTGATCACGTGCGTCCGTTATCTTCCTATTTAGATTCGCGTGATGAGATTTTGACTAAAGTTGGAAAGTTGTTAATTGATAAATCCATCTGGGATCGTGAGCAGTTATTTTCAGCACTTCGTCCATTCAGTCGTGAAGTAGTGATCTATACTTTACAACAAGCCATTTCAACAGCATTCCGATTTGCAGATGCTTTTGGACGTCCAAGTCTACTTGAATCGAAAGGTGATTTATATGCATTGGCTCCAATTGATGTTCCAAATAGCACACTGATTGAACGAACTACTAAACCTCCTGTTCGCGTTGAAATTCCTTTACCTGAGCCTACACTTGAAGAAGAACTACCTACTCAGATTTCTGCGGATATCTTAGATGTAAAACGAACTGCTTTCAAATGGCCTAAAGATGCTGGTACACGATTTTCAGAAGAAGTCAAAAATGGTTATATCTTAGATCATGAATTCACACCTGCTGAAAAGAAAGCCTATCTCGCAACAAAACCAGATGTTCAATTTGTATCACGATTATATGTTCCTGATTCAGACATCATTGTATCTGGAGATGAAACAGATCTTGCTGGTGAAGATCTCACAAAATACAAAGAATGGACAAAACAACTTATCGAACGATTTGTTGGAGATAAAGGTAAACTCTTTGCATCAGTAGGAACGAATGGTGTTCTTTCATTATCGCCCTCTAAAGTAGTGGATGACGTGGTTACTCGAACGATTGGAGAGAAGAGTTTTATGCCAACTGCCTGTGCTACAGGTCAGAATTCAGTTGCACATATGAAATTAGTCGCAAAATACATTGATGTAAACAATGTTGGATTTGTACCTGGACTTTCAGGTGGACCACTCTGTACCTATTTTGAATTACTTGCTCGTGAAGAACATAACATATCTTGGTATACTCCTGAAGAAATGAAAGTTCTTGCTGCAAACAAAACTACAGTTATGAAAAAACTGAAGGCGTAACATATAAAACGAAATCATCTACTCCAAATCACAAGGAAGGTATAAATGGAATCTCTCTATGAACGTCGTGAATTGACTCGGAACGTTCATGTAGATGCCCGATTTCTACAACGTAATATCCACGCCAGTTTGGTCGCACAACTCCGCCACAAATATGAAGGTATCTGCTTATCCGAAGGATTCATTGAACGTGGAAGTATTACCATTGTAGAGCATTCTTTTGGAAGAACAAACATTCTCAAAGGCGGATTAGATTACAATGTCAAGTTTCAAGCAAACATCTGCCTTCCTCACGCAGGTCAAGTGTTCAAGGCACCTGTAACACTCAAGAGCAAGATTGGACTTCATGCAGAAACTAAACCCATCAAGATTCTTCTACCTCGTGATCTTCATATCGGCAATCCAGACTTTGATGAAGCCGATATAGGTCAAGACATTGAGTTTGATGTAGTTGGAACTCGATTTCAACAAGGTGATGAATCCATTGTAGTTCTTGGAAAGCTTCGTCAAGTCATTCGACCTGCTATTGACAAAGAAATCGCTGAACCTGAGACAGTGGATGTTATTGCGGCACCCGTAGGTAAGGAAGATAGTGACAGGAGAACGGTCACAGTCGCAGTTGAAAAGACTAAAGCTCCTGGAGAAGCGCGTAGGAAGAAGATGGTTAGAACTGCTGTTGTAGATACAAATGAACCGAAGTCGCAAGGAAGCACTGAAGGAAAACCTTGATCGACTTGATGCAAATGAACACGCACAAATCTTCAACATTATCAAAAAGTATACCGAAAGCTTCACAAAGACTCAATCAGGTGTGCTTGTTTCTTCAGATGCACTTCCACCGGAATGTTTGGTAGAGATGGAAAAGATGGTTGTTTTTTACTTAGATCAGCACAAGCGTATGGAGGCAGATGAAGTAGAACGAAAAACCTATGAACGACGATAAAAATGGATTGTTTTCATTCACATCTTAAAGATAAGGAACGATGGATACCCTTCTCCCTTCTACGGCATTGGCCAGTTTGAAGGATTTCGCAGCACTAGTCAAGAAAGATAAACACGCAGAACTCGAATGCAAACTTCTCCCTAATCAAATTCACACCAAGGACATTGCCGATCGCATTGTCAAATCCCTTCAACTTCATTCCCGAGGTGCTCCCATAGATGAGCATCACGCAACCTTCATGTATCCTGATGGACTTCGTGTCGTCGTATCGGGTGCTGAAAATATTCATAAAGTCTGTACCACTGGAAGCTTTCGTGGCGTCCCTCTTGAAGTAGAGCGTAAACGCCGATACTTTGAAGTCATCACAGCCATTCAAGGAAAGCAGGACACAATAGACGTCCCTGATGCTGGAATTCGCATCACACTTCGTCATGAAGAACATTTACGTAAGGACTTCTCAGGCTCACCCATGGATGCTGTTAGCCACGTCCGTATTCTTCATCGAAAATCATGGACTAGTTTAGACGGTATTGTCCGCTACGATTTCTCACAAGTTAAGTCCAAGACTAAACAAACCAAGACCTTTGCAGATATCTTGAAACAGACACCCACCTACGAACTTGAGATGGAAGTCATTCAACGTGATAAGCCTGATACAGCCATCGTAGACTCTATGCTTCGTCATATTACTCCAGTATTATCAGCCTTTCAAGGATCACAATTTGTATTGCCTTCTTCTGATATTCAGAGATATCGTATGGAGTTTGAGACAACACATACTCCTTTCCTAAATCCTGTAACATTGGAACGTCGTCATCTACTTGAAGATAGAGCTAACAACATCTTGAGTGGATACACTGTCACAAACAAAGCAGATGGTGAGAGATGCTTCTTAATCGTCATGAGAGATCTTCGAGTTCTCCGAATCACTCCAAGTTCAGTCATTACATGGACAGGATTAATGGCTACCAACTCCATTCATGTAGGAGATATCTTAGATGGTGAATATCTTGCAGATCGAAACCAATTCTGTATATTTGATGTTTATTGGTATCGCAATCGTGATGTTCGACGATTACCACTCTTCGTATCTGAGGAGGACATGAATAAGTCTCGTCTAGGATGTGCTCGCTCCTTCGTAGCAGATCTCTCAAAGGATTTCACTTCAAGTCCAGGAGGAAAACCTTTACGCATCGTTACTAAGATGTTTCTTGCAGGAGATGGACCTGCAATGCAAGAAGCTATTCGTAAGATTTTGGATACTAAGTTTGAATATCCTACTGATGGTTTAGTGTTTACACCTCGATCTTCTCCAGTTGGACCTAATAATGAACGTAAAGGTAAAACATGGACAACTGTTTACAAATGGAAACCTGCTTCTCACAACAGTATTGACTTTCTTGTAAGATTCAAGAATGGTGAGAGCTTTGATACAGGATTAGGTAAACGAGTTGTTAAAGGAACACTGTATATCTCGAGAACTCCTGGAGATATCGTATATCCTTGTGAAACGATGACCGGTGAATATGCTCCTCCTGTAGTTTCACCAGAGGAACGAGTTGAAGCTGAAAGTCGTGATCGCATTCCTTCACCCTTTCAACCTTCAGTTCCACGAGCACCTGAAGCTCACATCATCAGTCTTCCTCTGAATGATCGTGGAATTCCAGTAGATATGGAAGGAAATCGTGTTGAGAATGATACTATCATTGAATGTTCTTATGATACAGAACATGGACGATGGAACATTATGCGAACTCGATATGACAAAACTCACCAGTATCGTGTGCTGAGACGTCCTCAGTTTGGAAATGATATTGCAGTTGCTGATTCAATTTGGACTAATATCCATGTACCGATCACGGATGAAATGATTCGAAACTTAGTGGATTCTCCACCGGATGCGACCTTTGAAGATGACCTGTATTACCGAGACAACTTGGATGCACGAGATAGAATTCTTCGTGATGTCTACAGCTTTCACAATCGAATCAAAGATGAACTCTATAAGTCTTGTATCAAACAAGGAGATTCATTGCTAGAGTTGGCTGTTGGAAGAGCAGGAGATCTTCTCAAATGGAAGCGTACTAAACCTTCACGAGTTGTGGGCATTGATTCATCTATGTCCTGTATTACATCTCCTCGTCAAGGAGCATGTGTTCGCTACTTGAAAGAGAAGGCAAATCACCCAACTGATTATCTTCCTCCAGTACTGTTTATCTGTGGAGATATGACCAAACCATTATTTGAGGGAGACGGTAAGTATGCGAACATTGTATCTGGAGCTGAACCTGCTTCAACTCCTTATCTTCAGACCTTTGCAGGAAAGACTGAGTTTGATACAATCTCCTGTCAAATGGCGATTCACTATGCTTGTGAATCGGATGAGACCTTTAAGGCATTTGCAGCCAATCTTGAAAATCATGGTAAAGGATTGTTCTTTGGAACGTGTTTGGACGGAGGTTCAGTCTATGCGCTGATGCTGGGTAAGAAGAGCCATCGATTTCGTTCAGGATCTCAAGTCTTTGGAGAGTTTGTCAAAGAATATGATGATGGACAAGGATGGGTTGAAACATTTGGAAATGCGATTTCAGTTCATCTGGAAAGCTTTGAGCAACCGCAGAAGGAGTATTTGGTACCATTTGAGAAGATGACGGAAGTTCTCAAAGAGCACGGATATGACTTAGTCTCAACTACACTCTTCAGTGATCATTATGCAAGTCAGAACAACATTTTACTGACTCAAGAACATCAAGCATTTAGTTTCTTACACCGAAGCTTTGTGTTTGAGCGATCCAAGAAACCCAAGATTACTGAAAAACAGGAAGTTGAAATCCCTGTTGCGGAACCTGAGCCACCAGCAGAGCCACCAGCAGAGCCACCAAAAGATGAGCGTAGTGAACAGGCACCTGTTGAAAAGAAACCACCTGCAAAAAAGAAGATTGTCAAAAAAGTTGTAGAACCTGGTGAGGAACCAGTGTTATTCTTTGGTGCAGATGAAGGTAAGGGTGAATGGCGTGTGTTATCCAATATGCATGAAGCACCTTTCCAAGTCGATTCAATTACATTTCCAACAGTTGAACATTACTTCCAATGGTCAAAAGCAAAACAATTTGGAGATGGAGCAGCAGCAGATAAGATATTGAAAACACCTTCTACCAAAGCTGTTAAAGCATTAGGTAAGAAGGTCAAGGATTTTGTCAAGGAAGAATGGGATAAGACCAAAGATGGTATTATGCGAACTGCTTTGAAAGCCAAGTTTATTCAACATCCAGATCTCAAGACTAAGCTATTAGAGACTGGAACTCGACAAATTGGTGAAGCATCTGCCCGTGATAAGTATTGGTCAATTGGAACTTCTGCAGAAACAGCTAAAGCAAAGGATCCTTCTAAATGGCCTGGTAAGAATGTTCTAGGAACGATGTTAATGGATCTTCGTACAGAATTGAAAGCATAAGAAGTTAAACAGAAACAAGAGTGAATACCTAATGAAATACCCAAATATCCTTTTTTTTAGAGATGAGAAGTATGCCGTAATCGACACATTTCTCAAGACCAATCAAGAAAAACTGAACTGTAACTTGAATTTTACTTCAGATCCAAAAGATATTTTAAAAATGTTTGATTGTAATTATCATATCTTGGTAACCTATGGTGAATCTGAACAAGAATACTACCCATCAATGAATCACCTTGTAAACCGTATGCGATTACGATGGATTCATTTCAAAACAATTGAGGATATTGATGCTTTTAATCGTGGTGTGAACTACTGTTATATTCATAACGTTGTGATTCCTCATGAAATGACACGTCCTGTCTTCTCTGCCTTTACAACCTGTTACAATTCCTATCATAAGTTTCTTCGTCCTTACGAAAGTTTGAAACAACAGACGATGCGTGATTGGGAATGGGTTGTTTTGGATGACTCACCTGATGAAAAACACTTTACTTTTTTGAAAGAGTTGGTAGGTAATGATCCTCGTGTTCGCTTGTATCGCAGAGCTGTAAATAGCGGAAACATTGGTAATGTGAAAAATGAAGTGGCTTCCATGTGTAGAGGAAAGTATGTATTAGAATTGGATCATGATGATGAAATCCTTCCAGAGTGTTTAGGCGATGCAGTAAAGGCATTTGAAACAGATTCCGAAGTTGGATTTGTCTATATGGATGGTGCTCATTTGTATGAAAACCGAAGCACACATTCCTATGGTGATCATTTTGGTCTTGGATATGCTGGATATTATTGTCAAAAGTATCAAGATATTTGGATTAATGTCATTTCATCTCCTAACTTGAATAACATTTCAATGAGTCATATTGTAGGTCTTCCAAATCATCCTCGTATTTGGAAACGATCAGTCTTGAATCAAATTGGAAACTATTCTGAATATCTTCCAATCTGCGATGATCAAGAGTTAATTATGAGAACTGTAGTCAATACCAAGGTTGCACGAGTTCATAAGCTTGCATACATTCAGTATATGAATGATGGATGGAATAACTTTTCACTGATTCGCAATTCAGAGATCAATCGTTTAGGTCCTCAATTCATTGTTCCTCAGGCCTATCAACAGTATAAATTAGATGATCACATGAGAAAGTTAGATGTATATGAAAGTCCAGAATATGGTTGGTGGACACGTCCTATTTGGAAAAGGCCTGAATTTAATGGAAAGTTTTGTAATTCAGTTTTAAACTTTGATCACACAAAACAGTATTGTATTTTAGGATATAAGGCGCTCGTTGAACGTATAGAGTCCCTGAGAGAACTCTATACAAACCCGATAAACGACTTCTTTGTTTTGGAAAACAGTATGCCTAAAGAAGAGCTATGTAGGCGATTAGATGATCTTGGATTAAGTCGAATGAAGTGTTATGCTTTACAAGACTGTACATGGAAAGAACTCCGAAACTATTTCTTTATGATCTGTAAAAGTACAAAAGAATACGAAATCTTTGACTCTAGTGAGTCTGCCTATAGTATTCCTCATACGTTAATGTTGGAGCCTGAGGTTCTTGAGATTGAGACTGTTCAGGAATGTACCGTTGATGTAGCTTACGACCTATCACTTGAGTCGCCTGTTCAGGAGTAATTTCTCCTTTCTCAATTTTTCTTTTTAAAGCAAGCATTTCAAAAAAGGTTCCATCTAACCGATCTTCTGCATGCATTTGAAAAAGAGATGGATAGTTGAAGTATAATGCTTCATTCTCTTTCTGAAGTTGCTCCTCATATTCATGTTTGTTGTTCTTGATACGAGCCCATTTCTGTTTAGAAGCGTCCATATTACGAACAAGTGCTTGAATCTGAGTTGCAGATAAATCTAGATCATTAATACCTCGTCTTCCAGCTTCAATTTCCGCAGGTGTTAATTCACGAGCTTGCATTTATTTATACTACTAGCAATGGCTTTAACTGTGTGACAAGTGACGCACACTCGTCGTGAGTTGTCATTCCAGTTAGAATGATTTGACCTGTTCTAAAGACCTTCGCAATCCATTTGGTTTCAGGAAAGTAGATCTTGACTGCTGGATACACTGCAGGTTCGTAGATTGTCGTTACACCTTTGCCTCTAAGGGCTGCATAAAGCGTATCTCGTGATAGATTTGAAGTTCCTACTAATTTGGTCTTGTAGTTCATAAGAACTACGCGACGAATATTAGTCCATTCACCTGAGAGAATAGCTTCGGGACATTGAGTTTCAATATGATTTTTGAGCATTGTAGTTACTTGTCGATCGTAACGTTCATCAAGAACACCTGTAATATGAAATACACCATTCTGAAAGATTTTGACTGTAATTTCTTTGCGAAGAAGAGTTCCATCTCCATCTGAAAGAACTACTAATGTAATTGAATTATGTCCAAATCCAGTTGTTCGTTTGGGCGGTGTAGTCTTAGCTCTGCGTTTGATAAGATCACGCTTTGAAGAACCTCGTTTGATAATACCTTGCTTTTCAACCTTAATGATTGAGTCTGTGAGTGGAAGAGTGTGAGCGAGAGTATCTGTATTAAGTCTTACTCCCATCGTGTACAAAACTACCATTGTTGTCAGTGTTGGTGGATCCATTATGCTTCCTGATTGTGTAGACCCAATCGATTTCGTTTTTCCAAGCCTGAGAGAACGATAATGGAAAATGTGAAATAACAATACAATGAAAATTGCGAATCGCTTTTCGTAGAATCACTTCTTCATGTGGTGTCAACATCCAACCTTCAAGGTATCCAAACCAAATCGTTCCTCCTTTTTGATGTTCAATAATCGAACGGACTGTTTCTAAAAATCCATCTTCTAATGAAAGTTTAGAGACATCGTAGCAATCGTCAGGTTTAGGAATAGGATAAGTATAAACGGTTAACATACTTATTTTCTTAAGTAGTTGTTTAAGCGTTACGATCTGCCGTATGAGGCCATTGAATATTACTCTTCAAGGCTGCAGATTGAGCTGTAGTAAGACGACAATTACATGAAGTTGCAAGTAAAACCTTTTTGCAGTTAGGGCAGCAGTTATTCGCATATCCCTTACCATAGTTTTGGCGAGCTGCTTGAATTAGTGAAAGTTGTGCATTGGCTGCAAGTTTGTCATTGATTTCAGGAAGCTGAGAAGAAGATAAACATGGCATTGTATTGGTGATTTGTGATGCTTTTGTGTTCACACGAGCTCCTTGGGCTACAGATTGACCGGCAGCATATTCAGTATACATTGGAGCATCTTGAACAGTGTGTCCTCCTCCATGAAGGTAGGCTGATTGACTAGCAGTTGAAGGAGCATTCAATACAACAGCACATGCAGTACGAGCCACAACAGTTTCCAAGTTTCCAGATGCCGCCAATCGCTTAACGATCTCTGTTTGATGACCTGCATCACGATGAGGGCGTGTATCTGTAATTGTCACCATTCGTTGTTTATATCGTCCAAGGTATTCACTGTAAGACGACATTTACTCTTATTTAGTAGGTAAAAAAGAATGGAGAGGGTCAAACTTAAGATTAGGATTCCTAAGCTTTGGTTATGTCCTGAGGACACCTGTTCTGAATTTTCAAAGAACGAATACTACTGCGATAAATGCTTATACGCCAGGATGGGTAAAGAAGTGCCGTCTACAACATTCCCTGGTAAGATTAAGCTCGTTCATCGCCCTCCCCTCCGCGGTAACGGTAGTAGTCTTGGTAAGATATACTAATTCATCTTTTTCAGGTCGACCATCTTGTTTACGATATTTAGCAACAAGGTCTAAGAAGGTAAGCCATTTTCCAGCGATAGGAAGATTACATGTATAACATCTAACAGGAATAGGGAAATCCATTATATCTTTCTCTTATCTTCAGCCAAGGAGTTCCGTTTTTCTTGTCTACCCGAAGAACAATGAAGAACTCTAAACAATATATCCTATTGGCGTTAGTGATCGCCATTATTGCAGCATTTGCATATTTGATGACGCCTCAAAACCCTTTGCGTCAAAAGATTAACTCTGATATCGCAAAGGTGAATGCGCGATTTAACCCTTCACAATCTGTTGATCTTTCAATGGCAATGAAGATGACCTCTTACGATCCTCCCTATATGCTCAACCCTCCCGAAGAAGTTCCTCCTCTATTATTGTTTCCCCCTTCTGCTGAAGACCTTGCGAAACTTTCAGGAGAATAAGTAAACTTTGTAACTACATAGAGAGTCTTTTGATTTCTTCGTCATCTTCATCAATTTTCATTAAGAGTAAATGATCATAATACATAGATTTTTCAAAATCTAACAGTAAAAAATCAAAATCAAGCGAAGGATATTTAGTCTTTATAACATGATTCAAATCGGATATATCGGATAGTTCTGTTTTTGGTCTTGTTAATATGAATGTGATTTTTTTACCACTAGTCAGTAATTCCTTTATATTTTGTATTCTTCTTTCATATCTTTTTATGAATTCTTCATAGTCATTTACGATGTAATGATTTATACCCTTTTCCCAATTTTGATAAAAAAATAACTTTTCATGACCGGGTGATTCATGATTGAATATAAACTTATATTTATTGTTATAGATCACAGTATCACCATCTCCATTTGTATTCAACCATTTTGATTCTTTAGGTATTTTCAGTAATTCTAAGTATCTTGTATCACATAAATATTGAAAGTCATCCATTATACAATCGATTATTCCCCTATAGTTTGTAACTATTTTATCAAATGGACAAGTTTTATATCCATTAAGTTTTGTATTTCGTATACCCATTTCTACACCTATCTTTGCACTATCACAATTCCATCCTAAAGATATACCTTCCTGATTCATACATAATTATTATGTTGATGGTTTAAATAATAAATGTACAAAAACTGGTTATTAATTATCATCATAGTCATTGCGTTACTTCATACTATCGGAGGTGGATTTGCAGATATGTTTGGAGGAGGATTCTTCACTGCTCAACACGGTTGGAATGAAGGACTTATTTATATGCTTTTAGCACTCGTAGTTGCAGTTGCTATGAAGTGATTACCAATTGATTTCCATCTCTTGAACACTCCAAAATTCTGATGTATTATTCGGAAGCTGTCGCCTAATAATGTAAGGTAGCTTTCTCTCAGCAACTTCTTTCTTGGCAACGGTCCATACAAACATAGGGTCCGATGTCTTGAGTCCTTTTAAATCAATTAACGGCTTAGCACCTTCTGCTAGTTGCTGTGCGCGAGTTGCAATCAAAGCTGTATATTCATACTTTGTGAAGTAAGGCTGTGTAATACGAGGTTGTTTAATCATTTCTGCTACTTCGGCACGAAAGACAGGTCTTACTTCAGGATGTAAATCAATTGCACTCATTTTGTGTATTACTCTTGCGTTGAACTTCTTTTGTCCGTTTTACGTCGCACAGCTCCTTCTATTCTCACGAATACATAAATGCCAGTTCTTCCAGCACAACCTTCTGATGTTACACGACTTGCTCGAGTTGCAGCAACTTTCACACCGGATCCAACAAAAAAGTCCAGAACCTTCGTGGCTCCCGTGAAATATGATATTGGAACACTTACGAAAGCTGAGTTTCCTGGACGAGGAAGTGTTCTTGCTACACCTAGATGGACATCTCCTAACTTTGTTGGAGGTAGTATTTTCCGTCTCTAATCACAAATGCCGACTTTGTCTGCTTCGGATTATACAACGTATATTAAGGCACAAGCAGCCTCCCAGGCGTATCGTAATGGAGCTGTTCCGATTCCAATTCAAACCCGTGCTCAACCGTTTCTAAATCAATCTATCTTGAATGCTCAGCTGCTTACAAGTCAAGCAGCCTATGTAGTTAACCCTTCAACTATATTCGTAGAAAGAGTACCCACTACAATCAGTGCCGCATCAGCCACAACACTTACAGGAGCAGCATCAACTGATACAGGTACAACAGTTACATATACTTCATCTGTGGCTCATGGTTTGACCCCCGGAATGGTAGTCTCAATTTCTGGATTTACTGGTGGTACAACTGTTAATTTTAATCTTGATAACCAAACTGTTATTGCAAATGGACTTACTGCTACACAGTTTAAGGTTGAAAATACAGCAACAGGAACTACAACAACAACATCTACAACAGGTCGTATTAACGGATATGTATACTACACTACAGCTGCAGCCCACAATCTTCCTCTAACAAATACTCAGAATATAACCATTACTGGACTATCTACATCTGCATTCAATTTAACTTTAGCTAATGTTGCTCTTATTCCAAGTCCAACCGTCTTTGCAGTTGCAAACTCAGCAACCGGAAGTGCTGTAACAGGTGCATCCGGACTCATAGATGTTACACGATATCCAAACAGAGAATCTACGATTGTTGGAAATGCTCGTGTTCGTCCGTATACTGGATATGGAAACGTCAATAATCCAAAAAGTTTAGTTACATTAACTCAGTCTGGAACCTTGAGTTCAAGTAAGACACAACAAGTAGGTGGTCTTCCTACAACAGCTCCAAAATGGTCTGGTGTCTATGCTCCAACACCGCAGTTGGCTCGAGTTGATACAAAGGCTACTGGAGCATATAAAGCAGTTCGTTCACCTTTTTAAGGGGTTCTCATGGGCCACGTGCTGCTTGTTTCCAAGTAGCATCACACACTGCGCATTGATACATCCATACTACATTTTTAGCATCTAACTTGATGCCAACAATGTTAGATTCCTTACCTTTAGTTGTGCACACTGGATTTGGGCACTTCATCGTTGTGAACCTAGGAAGCGTAGGATCGTGCTTGAGATACGGGTTAATAGAGTATTGAATGGACGTATCTTGCATTAGGTCGTGATCATAGACCACTGGATTTTCCTTGGTAATCGGTTCCTCGTATTCACACTGCCGACATTTTAGAAAGGCTAACCCTTCTCGCTCTTCGATGCTGTACATCATGTTATCGCATTTCATACAAAACTTCATTCTGTATCTAGGTCTCCTTGTACTAAAGAGCTTCCATTTTTTCACAAGGCTATGCGCGTTCAAAATGGAACTTAGGCCATAAAGTTATCCCCCATAGTATCACAGGATGTTGAAGTCTAAGCTAAAAGACTTTCTAGATGGCACTGGGAAGGAGACCGATACAGATAAGAAACGGTATGGTCGAGTTTCTAAGGGTGAAAATACAACTCATAACGGAATGTCTGGTGGTGCTTGGTCTATTAATGATGAAGACATTCCAGAATTTAACAAACTATATTGCGAATATCTACGAGATAATGGACCTCTTCATATGACTGAGAAGAGTACACGAATTGGAGCTATGCGAATTGACTTGGACTTCATCTACAATGGAGAGAAGGATGAACATCTTCACACTCAAGAGCAAGTTGTAAACTTTACAACAGCCTATATGGCTGAAGTGAAGAAGTTTATCAAGGTTCCAGAAGCAGTTGAAATCTTTGTTTCTGAGAAGCCAAGACCTACCTATTACAAGGATAAGGATCGTTCCAAGTCAGGTCTTCATCTTGTCATTCCTGCAATCAAGACAAATCGTTTTGTAGAAGAGGCTATTCGTATGAACTTAGTGAATCGAATGCCTGAGTTCTTTCCAGATCTACCTCTTGCAGATGAATGGCGAAAAGTCTATGATCCATCTCCACTGACTCACACAAATAACTGGACTCTGCTTGGATCTAAGAAGAAGGAGGGAACACCTTATCAAATCAAGTATATTCTTGACTGGGATCCTGAAACAGGTGAAATGAGTATTGACAATGATGTTCCACTGATGACCACTCCTGATCTTCTCAAGAAGATGACTGTTAGATCAGCTCCATCTGAAGAGACACCTATGACTGAGTATGCAACAGACTTTCTTAAGAATCGCATACAAAATGCCGATGAAATGAAGATATCTGGAGGTAATGCTCTTCAACCAACACGAGGACGTCAAGCAGTTCGTGGAGATATGAACTCTCGTGGATCTTCACCTGATAATACAGCCTATCGCCAATCGTTGACAACAGAGATTCTAGAATACTTAACAAGTCACGTATTTAACCTTGCAGAGTTCAGATATAAGGAATACAAAGACTGGATTGATGTAGGTATTTGCTTGAAGAATATTCATCCTGAGTTGGAAAGTGTCTTCTTAGAGTTCAGTAAGCAGGATCCACGAGCAAATGATCGTGAAATCTCAGCTAAATGGAATTCATTTAGTTGGCGATCCGATGGAGCACGTCTTGAATTACGTAACCTTTTGAAGTGGTCAAAGCTTGACAACTTTAACAAGTATGAAGAAATTGAGAGAACTAATGTTGGTCGATTGGTGAAGGAAGCTGCAAATGCAGGAACAGAACATGATGTTGCACAGGTTGTCTACGCAATGTTTCGAGATAACTTTAAGTGTGCAAAGTATGGAAATAATACTTGGTATCGCTTTGATGGAAACAAATGGTGTGAGACAGATCACGGTGTAGCACTCTTGAAGCTTTTGTCTGAAGATGTTCGTAAGCAGTTCAGAGAAGGTGAAAAGCAGATGATTCAAGAAGCAGAAAGAGCAGGTGCATGTATTTGCGAGGGTAAGAATGTGAATCCTAACTGTGACTCTTGCAAATGTGATGCTGAAAAGATGAAGTATATATCTATGCAAGTAAAGTTAAAGACTTGTAAGTTCACAGAGAATGTGATGAAGATGAGCAGATTGTTATTCTTGGATGAAGAGTTTGGAAAAAAGCTTGATGAAAACAAGAATCTAATTGCGTTTGCGAATGGAGTGTTTGATTCGACTACAATGGAATTCCGTCAGGGTAGACCTGATGATTGTATAAGCTTCTCAACTAAAATCAACTATGATCCTGAACGTCATTATACAACCTACGAATGTTGGGCTGAGATTGACAAGTTTCTTCGTGATGTTCAACCTGACCCAGAAGTTCGTAACTATCTTGTTCGCAGACTAGCTACATGTTTGCGAGGTGGAAATGATGCACAAAAGTTCCATATTCTAACAGGAGATGGTTCCAATGGCAAATCTATGTTGACAAACTTGATGAGTATTTCATTTGGTGACTACGCAGGCAAGGTTCCAATTTCACTGCTCACACAAGGACGAGCAAAGTCTGCAGCAGCTGCTCCAGAAGTGCTTCATATGAAAGGTCGTCGGTTTGTAACAACACAAGAGCCCGATGAAGCAGTTCCACTCAACACAGGATTGATGAAAGAGTTAGCTTCTTGCGAGAAGATGGCGTATCGTGGTCTCTACAAGGATATCACGGAGTTTGAAATGCAAGCTCAGATCTTCCTCAGTTGTAATGAGAAACCTAAGGTTGGTGCTACTGATGGAGGTACATGGCGTAGGTTGTGTGTAGTTCACTGGCCTTCTAAGTTTGTAGCTAATCCAACTGAAGTACATCACAAACCACTTGATGAATCCATTCAGCAAAAAGTGATGAGTGAAGAATGGGCAACTTGCTTTCTATCCTATCTAGTCTCATTGTATCGCGAAGGTAACGGATGGCGCAAACTTCCTGCACCAGAGAAGGTTCTAGTCTACACTAACGAGTATCAGGAGGACTCGGACGCGATCGCCCGTTTCATCCGTGAGTATGTTACACCTCTTCCAGACGGTGAAGTTGGAGAAAGTGTTACAACTGGAACAATTTATTCAGTATTTCAACAGTGGAAGAGAACTAATGAGATTTCTAAGGGATCAACAGGTGAACTTAAGAAGCGATTGGAAAGTACTTACGGACCACATCCTAGGAGCGGATGGACTTCCTTCCGGTTCGATACCTCTTAGATTGGTAATGCTTAGAACCCTTGCGACCATGACGAGTTCTTCGACGACGAGCACCTGTGGTGTATGGATCTGCTGTCGGCGGAGGAGTTGTTGATACGGCTTGAGTTTGTTCAGGTTCACTTGTCCCCCAGGTGAAAGGATTATACCAAGCCATTTATTAATATCTTACCAATTTTTTAATGAACGGTAAGTTGAATATTATTCTAGATATTGACAACACTTTAGTTGAATACATGGTAAAAGATGCCCCTTGGAAGGATCTCCCTGACGAAGAGAAGAAGAAATATGACTTTTATCAGGGATTTGTTCTCCGTCCTGAGCTGTGGGACTTTATGGCGTGGATGAAGAAGCTTGCAAAGACTGTGAACTTATGGACGCTATCTGACCGCGACTATGCAAACTGGGTGAAGGAGATCATTGAGGAGAAGATGGGTGAGGGATTTATCACTCATGTCTGGTGTGATGAAGATGATGAGCAGGCACAGGCACATGAAAACCCTGCAAAGAAAATTCAAAAGAACCTGAATTGGATCTGGGATCAGGGAATTTTTAAGCCATGTGATACAATCCTAATTGACGATTACGAGATCAATATTAAAAATGAAGCCAACTACCGTAACGGAATTCAGATTAGAAAATTCGCGTTATGGAGTCGTGTGACAAAGAGGGATCCATTCGGACCTTATAAAGATATGTCAAAAGACCGTGCGTTGTTAGATGTGGTAGACGAGATCAAGAAGATTGATCAGTCGAGACTATGTAATAATCCCGATTCGCGTCCTATTGAGAAGGCTGTATTACGAGTGAGTGTTCCAGGAGGTCGTAGGAGACGCCGAAATCTTACTCGACGCGCTTTGCGCCGATACGGGACAAAACGTAGGTTCTGAGGAGTCCAATTGTGAAAATGACCAAGATGAATGAGACAACGAGGTTGACAAAGGCAACTAAGACCTCACCAAGCTTGAGGGTTGCACCGCCAAGTGTGACTGAGAAAGCACCAACACCTTTGCCAGCTGCCGCTGCAGGTGCGAGCAATGGGGTCAAGATGTCTTCAGAGAGAGACTTGAAGAACTCTCCAACAACACCTCCAAGGTAAAACGAAGCCGTGAGAATGATAATATCCCGAGTATCAAGCATTTTTATTAAGATACGTATACTTTATTTCGTAAAGACAATGGACACTCGCTTCTGGGGACCGAGTGCGTGGCAATTATTTCACTTGATTGCGTTTACCTCAAAACATCCCGATGACGTCTTGAATCAGATGAAGGATGTATTGCCTTGTAAATATTGTAGAGCCTCTACAACTGAGTATGTTCATGAAGACCCCCTACGCGGCGATCCTGGAAAGTGGTTGTATAAACTTCACAATAAAGTCAATAACAAATTGAGAACTCAGTGTAAGAATGATCCCGCAGTCTTAGACCCTGGACCTGATCCTGAGTTTGAAGATGTTAAGAAACACTATCTTGCTTTAAAACCGACCGCTGTACCTGGAGGCGACTTTTTGGCTTCCATTTCTGCAAACTATCCTGAAAAACCTGAACCTGAACAGATGGCAGTTCAAAGAACCTTTCTTCACGCTCTTGAAAAAGTATATCCCTTTACAGAACTTAGAAGTGTTTACAAAGACTACATTATTGAACACGAACCTGAGTTAGCTAATCGTTCTGTGTATATGAAATGGATGTATGGACTACTGAGTGTTTTGTCAAAAAAGGTTGGAACTTCAATGCCATCGTATAAAGGATTTGCCCACCATCTTGCGTATTACAGAAGCGGTTGCTCCAAGAAGACGTATCATGGAAAAACATGTCGCAAACTCTCTGGAGGCGGAAGAACTAAAGCCAGAGACCATGCGAAGACGTATAGGATTTCTCATATTAAATTACTTTGATTTAGGTTTCGTGAATGCTTGAACGGTAAGACGTGCGTGTTTAGCTGAATACACTTCTGGTCGTTTTTCACGGGGTCGTTTCTTTCTTTCTTGTCGTGTTTTAGGGGGTTCGTCCATTTGGAGGTTCTATTACTTTGACGCAAAGAAATCCATTTTAATACATTCCGTAGCCCATTCCCTTCATTTCTTCCATTCCACCCTTGCGTGACTTGCGCCCCCTGCGAGTTCGCTTGCGTCCACCGACTGGGGCTGGGCTCATGGGACCGCTGGACAAACTCGGGGATCCCTGAACATCAGCACCACCCTTGTAGGTCTTCTTGGCCATCTTGAGGATGTCGCCAAACTTCTTTCCCTTGTGTGACTTCATCGTCTTCTTAACATGCGCTAACCACTTATTTGCCATTTTATTAAGAGGTGAAGAAGTTATTGTAACCCGGCTGGCTTTTCAACGAATCCTTTTGATGAAGTTGAATTTTCAAACAAAAGCCATTGACATCCATTTGCAGACGCGAGGCGAGGATCTAGAATCTCCTTTCCAAATGTAGAATCTGGAGCAACAATGGTAATTGCTGATCGATTATACGCAATAAGTTCATATTCATCACGAGGATACATTGCTTGAGCATATAAGATACGACGTAGTTTAGATTCAGACCAGGATAGGTTGATAAGTTCTCCTAATTCTGATCCTCGAACGTTATCCGATACAATAATTAACCTATTTTTCAGATCATCTAACGGTGTAGAGGGTTCTACACCTTTGACCAAATGACGACGAACAGTTGTTTTGATACATTCAGCAGCTTGATTTAGAGTCACGTTATTGACTGAATGAGGGACTATTGATAAGATGAATGGTTCTTCAGTAGTTTCCCAAGCTTGAATTAAGTCTACACATACTGAATCAAACGTCCAGTAGTCATATGCATAATCATATCCTAAATTCAATGGTTTTTTAGCTACAATTGGCTTTCCGTTCTCATCTGCGTAGAGGTGAACCTCTAGCAGACGACGACCACTTGAAATGACATCTTTGACTTCTTCGTAGACACCACCTGTTGCATAGTAGTCGCATAGACGTTTTCGTGTTATACTCTCAGGTACACCATTTTCATCCGTAGTTGCATCATGCCAAATTGAATATCCAAGAATTCCTACAAGTCCAAGTCCGATGGCTAGTTCCATTACTTCTTACCCGTTTCTATTTTTGGAACTCTGAACAAGAGTTGACGAAATCCATTAATTACATCATCTGGAATACGGCTTTCCATAGGTTGTTCCATCAAACAGGCTCTGTGGAAATATAAACAATACATTCCACATTCAGAATCTTTGAATTGATGCCTCGTTGCATTGAAGGTCATTTTCATTGGTTGTGAGTGTTTCTTAGTTGCGTCCCATTGTTCCTTCCAACGTTTCATGAGCCGCTTGATTTCCTTCTCAGGAACATGAGCATATGAATCGAAATAAGTAATACGAGGATATTCTAGCTCTTCACGAATATCACAAAACAAAGCAATCCAATGTTCACCAGGTCCATCATGAGGATCTGTATTAAATATAATTCCAATTTGATCGTATTTTTTAGAGAGTTCTGTTAGTTTCATTTCGCAAAGTGAACTTACAATACATTCATTTGTCTCTGACTTCAAATCAAAGTCAATTGGAATACATCCTACAAAGTAATACTTTGGAAAGAGTTCCATGTAGTTCTTTTCAACATGATCAATATCATCCGATGATAACCATTCATATCGGTTTACACTCCATTGTTTAGGTGCTCTAGGTCTTTGCATCAAGGATGAAACAATACACTCTGCAGATCCTGTAGAACACTTGTCTTGAAGACGATGTTGAATGTTTGTCCACATTTCTTCAGGCGTTCCCTTTGGAACTGGAGATTCCTTTGAATTTTCTTTATTATAGACTGTTCGGAGTCGTTCAATTTCTTCGTCATCTAGCCAAGACATCCCTTGTTTAAAACGGATACTAAATCATTCAAGCAATGAACAGTATACCATGGAAGCTCTTAAACCCATTCTCACAGAATATGCCGAAGTTACCCGTAAGCTCAATGAAGTTAATGCTCGTGCCTCTCAACTTCGCGATGAACGCCGAACCGTTGAACTAGATCTAGCTGCTTTGTATGCGACTTCCCGTGATGCCTTACCCGACAAGATTAGTCTTGCAACATCGGGTATGACATTTGCTGTTAAATATCCAAATCAGTGGAAAAAAGGTTGGACGCTTTCAAAGAAAGAATTGAAAGCGTATCTAGATGAATTAGTTCCTCAAAAAAGTGAAGAGTTGATGCTTGAAATTGTTAAACGACAAGAGGAGAAGATGGTGGAAAGTGATTACGGTTTTGAGCTTAAAGTCATTGCAAAGCGGGATTGAGTTTCATCTTTAAGACTTTCTTCAATCTCCCGTAGGGTCTGCTGAATTTCTGCAAGTTGTTGTTTAGCTTCATCCAAACTTTGATGGGGAAGGAACCCTTTTTGGATACGCGAAATCATGCACACCAACGAACCATTCGTGCTCAAGAGACGGGTAGCCAAGGTATGTAAAGGCTTCACCATCAACGTGATATGATACTCAACAACACAATATTTTTAAATGCCATTGAAAATGGAACTTTCAGTTTAAACTGTATACTTGACAAATGAGTTCAATACTTCAAGTAGGAGACGGTAAATGTTGGAGTCACGATGGAAAATATATGGGAAAATTGAAAAGTTTTAAGTTGATTGGTCGGGTGTATGATCCTGATCCTGAATATACATTTGAAAAAGGTATAGTAAGTGGGTTAGGTTTGAAATTTACTGAAGTTCCATGTGAAGTTCCTAAATACCGTCATCTTCCCGCTGCAGGAAGTAAGCATGTAGTTTCTCCGACATTCCACGAACACTAAATTCAAATACACCATGCCAGTTGGGTCGCATAATCGTTCGTACATCTCGAATTCCATCTAGTATTGCGTGGCGATCTACATACCTGCGATTGACATGAGTTCCATGCCATAAATGATAGACTGAACCTGAGATGCATGAGATACGAGGTTTTGGAAGACTCGAGAACTCTTTGAAGGCAGGAATCAATGCAGGTTTGAGATAGGTTGTTGGAAACTTGACATCTAACCATGCAGCTGCTGAAAGTGTATCTCCACTTCCTGTGATTCCATATTCAAAGAATCCTACCTTGCGAAACCACTTGCGACGGAAAGCCCATGCAAAACCTGGATGAAACTTATGATCAAAGTTTTGTTTACGATCCATGTAAAGAACGGATAACCGTTCTTGCATGATTTTTGTATACGTGATATCCATCCAGACTGCAGAAGTAAACGGCTGAACTACATCATTTTTGTTCAATGCATCTGAGACTTCACAATACCAGTGAGGATTGCCAAAGATGATATCGGCATCCAAGAACAATACTTTAGAAAACCACCAAGGAATCTTGGATTCAAGAATGGTGCAGAGATTCTCCTTGTGGAACAGAATGGATTTACTCCAGACATGAAAGGCATCTTCTATCTCAGGTTCTTGTTTATCAAAAACAAGTTCTAAAGTGTAATAGGGGATCTTTGCGAGTTTGAGTTTTTCAATTGTGTAGAAGTAGTTCATGACCATACGCTTGGACTTTGCAGGATTGAAGAACACTAACCCAACAGCCATGTCACATTTCCATGGAGTGTTATATCGAACATTTGAGAGTTCAATCAATTTAGCAGTTTCTTGTTTTGGCAGAGGATCTGGTTCTTCAGTATAAGCCATGGATTGAGCAGCTCCCATTGTGTAGAAAAACGGATAAAAGATTGGATAGAAACTACAAGCCATAATGACAGATGTCTACTCACCTTACAATGCCCGTAACCGATTCTTTACAGAGAAGGATATCCACCGTATATTGCATCGCCATGGTTTGCCTCATTATCGTGTATCAAATTCAAGAGTCTTTCAAACCGCAATGGTTCATACCACCTATGTCAAACGATCTGAATACACTACACCCGATGGACGACCGGCGTCTCTTGCTCCGTGTCCCTCTGGTGTCATGCCCCTCCAAGATGAATCGTATGAATGTCTCGAGTTTGAAGGAGACTCAGTCCTTGGAGTGTGCGTTGCTACCTATCTACGACGCAAGTATCCTGACAAAAAGCAGGGATTCCTCACTGATGCTCGTAAAGAGCTCGTCAACAATGAGCGTATTGGAGCCTTATGTCAAAAAGTCGGACTTGATACATTCTATGTCATTTCTAGGCACAACGAGGAGTCTGTGGCTATTAATGGACGACGAAATATACAGAAACTGGGAGACATATTTGAAGCTTTTATTGGTGCGTTATGGACAGATTGTGGAAACCGATTCAATATTGTCTACGTATTCGTTACCAACGTTCTGGAGGCCTATTTGGACATCCAGGATGTTGTCACTACTATCACCAACTACAAGGATATCTTTCAGAAGTATTGCCAGCGCGAGTTTGCGACAACTCCTACGTATACTATGATAGACTCTAGCGATGCTTTAATTCGGGTAACGATCACATTAAAAGGAAAAATTATGAAAGAAACGGGTGAAGGAACCACTCGCAAGAAAGCAGAACAGATGGCTGCTAAACAAGCTCTAGAAGGATTTGGAGTTACTTTCTCCTCTGCGTGATGACTCTAGCATTTCTACCACATTTGAATCGTTTCAGTGTTCGTCCTCTCTTCCACAAAACTGATTTAACACAGACCGCAATAGGTCCTTTTTCATTGCGAAAGGTCTTCCTAACCTTCTTGATACACTTACAAAACCTATTTGTTTGACTAAGCTGTCTCATTGTGTCAAACCCAGAAGAATATATCCTCACAAAGAATAAACATAATGGGCGGTGGTCTTCTACAACTCGTTGCTTACGGTGCTCAGGATGCATATATCACTGGAAATCCTCACATTACCTTCTGGAAGGTTCTCTACAAGCGTCATACCAACTTTGCCATGGAGGCGTTCCGTGTGAACTTCACTGGCGCCCCTCAGTATGGTCAACGTGTCGTTGCCGTCATCAACCGTAATGCGGACTTGATGTACAAAACCTATTTGGAGGTCGTTCTTCCAGACACTCAAGCAGCTGCAACAGGTTCTTTCAATGTATTGTGGACACAAGGAGGTCAACGTCGTCTTGGATATGTTCTTCTCAAGAAGATTGAAGTAGAAATTGGAGGACAGATTATTGATACTCACTACGGTGAATGGCTCTATTTGTGGGAGAATTTGACATCCAACGTTGATAACTCCACTAAGTTAGATGCGATGACTGGAGGACAACAGGGTGGTACTTTTTCTACTAACGTATCTTGCGGTGGTCGCCCAAGTATATTGTACATTCCCCTTCAGTTCTGGTTCTGCAGAAATCCTGGTTTAGCTCTTCCTTTAATTGCTCTTCAATACCATGAGGTTCGTATCAATGTTACATTGTCTCCAGCAACAGATCTTGTAAGTAGGGGTACATCATTTAGCTCAATCTCTGCTGCAGCTGCTGCATTGCCTCAAATAAGAGATATGTCTCTCTACATTGACTATATCTATTTGGATGTCGATGAGCGTCGACGATTTGCTCAGCAGTCACATGAGTATTTGATTGATCAACTTCAGTATGGTCTTCAACAGACACTGACAACTGCAAATGCCAGAATTGACTTGACATTGAATCACCCTGTCAAGGAGTTGGTGTGGGTTTTCCAAGATGCTCGTAAGACGGATTGTAGTTCTACAACAACGATTACGGCTGGTTACACACAACCATTCAGTTACGATGACATTGCAGACCGATGCCGTCTACAAATCAACGGTCAGGATCGATTTGATGAGCGATATGGTGACTACTTCTGGAAGGTTCAACCTTATCAGCACCACTCAGGAGGCGGTTTCTGGCCTGCACGTAACGAATCAGTAAGCGTTCGTGGAACGCCTACTAACCTAACACAGAATGCTGCGCTTACTCTGACCGCCACAACCGGTGCAACACAACCTTACACCGGTTTCACTGGAACGCTCCTTCCTGGTATGACTCTTACACAGGGTTCAAACACCGGAATAATTGCGTCGATTTTTCCCACGAGCGTAACAGCTGGTAGCATCGTTCTGACCGCATCGTTTGCAGCTACAGCTGCTGCTGCTACAGCTGCGTTCTCTACAACCCCTGCCTCGACTGTGTTTGCGTCTGATCTTGAAATCACCTCCACTTCTGATTTTGCTTCAACCTACCAAGCCGCAAACCCAATTAACGTGTATTCCTTTGCACTCCAACCCGAGGAACATCAACCATCTGGAACCTGTAACTTCTCACGTATCGACACAACCACTCTTGTGTTTGATAGTATAACCAGTGGAGCAGCAGGAACATTCCCATCTAAAGCATTCCCTTACAACTTCCGACTCTACGCAGTGAACTACAACATCTTCCGAGTTATGTCTGGAATGGGTGGACTTGCATACTCCAATTAAATCAACAACTAAACCACTAAGTATAATGATTAAGTTGATAGTCGTTTGTATAATTATTATTGGTCTTGCTTGGATCTTGATGCATCCTCAAACCTATTTTAGAAAAGAGTCACCCACTACACGTTTGTATTCGGAAGGCACCCGTGAAGTCCTAAGGTCTGCTGGATCATTATCGGCGCCAACTGACCCTTCCCAGGGCATTTTACGTGGTCACGACCAAGGATATGACCAATTTCATGTGAGATAACATACTGACGATAACCGTTTAGATCTTGACCACTCTTTGCAGAACCATATTTCCAGTTATCAGCATTGATTCTCACTTCATGTCCTCCTAACTCTGCGCACGATAAGGTGTCAGCACACCCTATCTTGCGAAGACCTGCCTTTGATGTAAGATGAATTATAACTTGAGGATTACGCTTCACTTGAAAAAAACGATATCCCTTTGACTCCCACCCATTTGGATCCGCTAAGCAGATCGCTACATCTCTTGCGAAGTCTGTTAAAGAAAAATCCACATCTGGATCTACGACCACACTATACGTGATACGCTTCATTGATTTCAAGTGTTATTTTTAATCAAGCTCCAGATGCTTCATCAAAGTATCCATGATTAACGATTTAGTTTTATGAGTCATTCCTTTATGTTCTAATACACATCCCACCCATCCTCCATTGTCCCACATCAATTCAAGTAAGAGTTCAACATCTTGTGTTTGAGTTAATCGTATCACCCATCTGTCAAACTCTTTTGTGATTTCATACTTCATATCTGGAAAGTTCAGTTCAGTTAACATTTTAGAAATAGGTTGCTCCATTGTAATGCTGACTTACCAGTATCAAAAAAACTAATCCATTTTAAATACTAAATGTACTTCCTGTTTGAAGCTGTTATCGTTGGGTTGTTATTATTGCCTATCTTTTGGGTCACTGAAAAAGCAGGATTCTCAAAGTGGGTTACAGTGTTCATTGCAGGAGCATTGTTCCACATCACTGCAGAGTTGACTGGAATTAACAAAGCTTATGTTCTGACAAAGCTTTAGAGAGTTCATCGTAGGTTCCATAACCATACCCACATAAATGTCCTACGAACCGATCACGTTTAGCTTGTAAGAACTCTGTTCCTTCAATTATTTTTTCAAATAGAATAAATGCATCTATGATTGAAACATAAATTGGTTTAATATCGGTCCAATGATTGTGAGGAAGAAAATGATTAATACGTTTGAGTGAATCATCATCAAATGGTACACTCAACTGAATGAGTTTGTCTAAGAGAGTTACTGAAATTGTTTTAGTTAGATACGCCATTGTGCATAAGGTTGAAAGTATTGGTTGTAATGGATCCATTTTAAATAGAGTTTCGTCCAAAATGGATTCGTTTAATTCAAAGGAGACGATGTTACCCCCATAAAAAACGAATGAAACCCTCTACACCTACAATGCCTTCAAAGATGAATTCTATTATCAACCCCAGTGAAATCAAAACCCATGGCGATCTACTGGTTTGTTTTAAAACCCCTTTAGTTACCCCTTCAAGTATCATGAAAGATGCAGAAAAAGTGTCACCTCAATATGCAGGATTTGTGTTTGAAGCAATCTGTCGCATTTTCGGAGGATTTCGTATTATCGATCCAAACGCCCATTTATATGTTGGAAATTCAAATGCATCCCATAGTCTAAATCCTGTTGTCAACTGGAGACAGGATTTTATCGATCGCTCTATTGTATCTGGAAATACAGATGGATTTTCTGATATTTCCTATATGTCTAAAGGAAACCTTGTACTGTCTTCATGCAAGTATATCTCCGCTGATTCTTCTCTTGAAGCATATGACATTGACAAGATCTATAATATAGGTCGCAACTATCGAGGACATAAGATCGCATTGTTTGTCAAGGACAAGACAGCCTTTAATGCTAAATACAAAGCTGCACATACTAAGAGCAATCGTATGGTTGACAATGTATACGACATTGAAGATCTCGATGCTCGTCTAAAAGACCTACTCAATGTTTTGAAGAGTTACAACTTCAACTTGTTGGAGATTGTCAACAAGTACCTCTCAACCAATAAGACACCGTTGAAACTCAAGTTTCATCAGATTCTCTGCAAGTTCTATCTGCGTCGTTGTAGCAAAGAACAGCTAACGCATATGATTGAGATGAAATGTCGTGGAGGAAAGTCGTACATGATGGCAAGTGATATCATCGAACACTCTTCTAAATGTGTTTTGATTCTAACTCCAATTCCATCAGAAACTAAAGATGCACTTGTTAAGATGTTTCATTCACTCATTGAATTGGATGGGTATGAAATCATTGAACTAAAACGTGGTGCTAGAATTCCGAATTCCGAGAAAAAAATCTTCATAGCTTCGAAGCAGTTCTTTGACAAGCATGTTAATGATGAGCAACTCACTAGTTTGAAGTTTGATGCAGTTTACTTTGATGAGATGCACTTCACTGGTCTCACTAAAAAAGCTAAGCTAATTTTCAGCACTCACGTACAGAAAGATACACGCACAGTCTACTTAACTGCAACTGGTGAAAAGGTCAAGTGTAATCTCGGAATTACATCCGAGCAGACATTCCAATTTCAGCTTGAGCATGAAGACTTATGTCGTGATGGAAATGTTGAGGGACTTTGTCAGATGTATTCTCCAGAGATTGTTCGTCAGTCATTGATTGAAAAATATGGAGACTCTAAGGATTACTCTGCAGAACTCAAGAAGGATTACGCAAAAATGCCAAAACTCACTCACATTGGTGTCACTATGAACAAGGAGTTTCTCAAACGTATCAAGAAGCCAGTTACTGAATATACGTTTGACATTGACGAACTACTTCGTATTGAAGATGGTAACTTCGTACACCCAGATAATGTCAACGAGTTTCTCAATCTACACTTTGGACGTTCTGGTGCAGGACAATCAAGCAACATGAAGAAGATTAAGAAGTATGGAGGTCGTGTTAACGACACTAAGTTTGTTCCAACACAACTCTGGTTTCTTCCTCAAGGAAAGGACGGTGGAATTAGTGGTGTCAGCAACTGCATGGAGGAAGCAATTCTTAACCACAGAGGATTTGGAAAGAACTACAAAGTTCTTAAACTCAACGGTGAAGAGATGAGTGGTAAGAACAATCTTTTAGAAAAAAGAATCACTGATGCTGAGAAGAAGGCTATAGAAGATGGAAATTCCGGCCTAATTGTTCTTCTCGGAAGCATGTGTAACATGGGTGTAAGTCTTCCTAAAGCAGATATTGTTGTGATGCTGAACAACATTCATGAGATGGATAGGTATACACAAATGATCATGCGATGCATGACAGAGGATGAAGGCAAAGAACGTGGATTTGTTGTAGACTACAATCAGAAGCGTCTTCTTCAGTTCTGTCTATCGATTGTCAAAAGCTCAGGGCATACAGAAGTTGAGCGTATTCTGCAACAGGCAACAAAGATTATTGATATTGATAATGAGGACTTCATTACCGAAGAAAAGACTGACCTTATCAAGCATCTCATGAGTGTGTGGTCTAACTCAGATATCAATCGCCCAGCAGCAATCTGCAGTCGACTTGAGAATGTGGCAAGAGATATTGTCATTACTCGTGATGATCGCATGCGATTCAAATCCTTTATGAAAAATGTCAGCAACAAAAAGCTTTTAGAACCAAATGATGCTTCCTTGTTTGAAGATGATGACAGAGTTGACGATCTATCGGTTACATCTTCTGGAAGTAGGTCTACCACATCAACTAATTCAGAAGAAGAGATAGTTGAAGAGGTACCAGACTATGCATTAGAGATATCACGAACTCTACCATTCTTCACAGCTGTTCTTACTGCAGGAGATTCAGACACAGACTTCATCAGTCTTCTCAATAAGATCAAGAATGATAACCAGATGGCAGATGCTTTCGCAATACAATGTAAAACTTGGTGGTCAGGAGCAAATATGGATGGCTTTATTGATCTTGTAATTGAAATCTTCTCGCGTAGAAGTCCTAGCAACCTTCACACAAGCCGCGAGATTAATTCAAGCATTAAGATGTTAAAGAACGAGATGGTTCGAATGCTTGATGATAAGAAGGCATTGTTAGAACTCATTAACTCTATGCTTCGTCCTAAGAAAGTTGAGAAGAAACAGTTTGGTGAAGTCTTTACACCACTTGATCTTGTTGACAAGATGTTGGATAACATCCCTGCAGAAAGATTCAAGGATCCTTCACTCAAGTGGTTTGACCCTGCAGCTGGCATTGGAAACTTTATGGTCTGCATATATTATCGCCTAATGAATGGTCTTGTATCTTCATTCCCCGACCCAAAAGAACGCCAGAAACACATCATCAACAATATGCTTTACATGAGTGAGATTGGTGCAAAGAATGTTTCTGTGGTAAAACTCATCTTTGGAGACGATTGTAACATTCATTTCGGAGACACTCTAAAGCTAAATGTAGCTGAAAAATGGGGAATTGAAACCTTTGATGAAGTCGTTGGCAATCCACCATACAACAATGCCAGTGGTAACAAAGGAAAGGGAAACTCTCTATGGGATGTGTTTATGAAGAAAGCCTTTGTAGAATGGGTAAAGCCTAATGGACACTTGACGTTTGTTCATCCACCACTATGGCGTCAGTATGGTCATGAACTATTGAAAATGATGTTGGAGAATCAGATACTCTATCTTGAAATTCACTCAGTTGACGACGGTAATAAGACATTCAAATGCTCAACTGCATATGATTTCTATACTGTTCGAAAGTCTCCATGTTCTGGCTCTACTAAAATCGTTTGTCAGGAAGGAAAGGAACAAATGATTGACCTTCGCACTTGGAAGTTCATTCCAAACACAATGTTTGATGTTGTTGAGAAGATGTGTTCTTCAGAGGAGAAGCTCAATGTGTTCTATAGCCGAAGCGACTATGGTCACGACAAGCCTCATGTAGTCTCTACTCAAAGTGAGACTAACAAATATCCTGTGATATACACTATCTCAAAGGATGGTACACCTACTATTCATTGGTCTTCTAGAAACGACAAGGGACACTTTGGAATTTCCAAATTCATCTTCTCAAATGGAGCTGGATTCCTACAAGATCCTGAAGGAACATATGGAGTAACACAGTGGGCGTATTATATCGCAGCTCCTCCAAGTGATCTCCCTAACATTGAGAAGGCATTCCGTTCACAGAAGTTCCAAGAACTACGTGCTGCTATCAAAGTAGATAGTTCATCTTACAACATTCCGCTAATGAAGCTGTTCTCCAAGAACTTCTGGACACTCTTCATTGACGAGTAAATCGTCATGCACCCGTCATGCACCCTTTTCGCGACGTGTATAGTCCAGGGGAGGGGTATTCTTTTTCAGTGGTCGCACCACAAAGTCGCGCCCCTCTAATAAGTAGTGGTGCCTAAAAAAACAGCAGAGCCTAGTAAAGCATCCCCGCAAAATGTATATGGTTTCTTGAATTATTGATTTATCGCCGACCCGGCGCAGGTTTACCTACGGTCGCTTCGCGACCTGCGCCGGGTCGGCGATAAATCAATAATTCAAGAAACCATATACATTTTGCGGGGATGCTTTACTAGGCTCTGCTGTTTTTTTAGGCACCACTACTTATTAGAGGGGCGCGACTTTGTGGTGCGACCACTGAAAAAGAATACCCCTCCCCTGGACTATACACGTCGCGAAAAGGGTGCATGACGGGTGTTCATGTGTAAAACGAATCAATATATGTATTGCATTGTAATATCAACCATGATACGTAAACAGATTCGAAAGGTAATTATAAGTCCTACATTCATAGAAGTTTGTTCAGGATGTGGTGGATTAAGTTCTGGATTTATTGAAGCAGGATTTGAGCCATTACTTCTCAATGAAATTGACAAGACATTCTCACAAACACTTAGGTTAAATCATCCAGGAGTTCCAGTTGAAACAAAAGATATGACTGAGCTATCTCTTAAGGAATATGATAGAAAGGTAGATGTCTTAATGGGAGGTGTTCCATGCCAGTCATTCTCACAAGCTGGTGAAAGAAGAGGATTAGAAGATCCAAGAGGACATCTCATTGTAGACTTTAATCGTCTTGTACTAGAATGCAATCCAAAGATACTTATGGTTGAGAATGTGCGAGGTCTTGTTTCACACAATAATGGTGAAACACTCAAAGGAGTGATTGAGCTTTTCTCAAACAATGGAGCTTACAAGATGTATCATAAAGTATTGAACTCAAAGGACTATAACGTTCCTCAGAAACGAGAAAGGATTATTATTATTGGTGTTCGTTCTGATATTGATCTTGAATTCACATATCCTGAGAAATCTAACACAGAGGTATTCCTTCGTGATGTTCTTACAGATGTTCCAGAAAGTCTTGGTGCAAAGTATCCTGAAGCAAAAAAGAAAGTGATGGATCTTGTTCCTCCAGGAGGATGTTGGGTTGATTTACCACCTGATATTCAGAGAGAGTATATGGGTGAAAAGAGTATGGCTGCTGGAGGTGGAAAAAGAGGAATGGCTAGGAGAATGGGTATGGATGAACAATGTCTAACACTTACAACATCTCCTGCGCAAAAACAAACAGATAGATGTCATCCTACTGAAACTCGTCCATTCACAGTTAGAGAGTATGCTAGGATTCAAACGTTTCCTGATTCATACATCTTTGCAGGTGGAATGGGTGCACAATATAAACAGATTGGTAATGCTGTTCCTGTTAAGTTAGCAAAAGCTATTGGGTGTCAAATTGTTCAGTTCCTTTCAAGAGCTCAGCATACGTCTTGAATCTTGTAAATGTATCACCAATGGTCATCAGTAGATCATCGTAGAAACTCTCACGACCTGACAAGTGTGCATAAGCTTGTTTTCCATTCCAAATCGTAATACTCTCAGGAGCTTTGAAACGAGGCAGTTTTTTCTTCTCTGATGTCACATAGACTAGGATAGCCTTTTTACCTTCTTCTACAACCTTCATGAGTTTCCTCACAACAGTTTCTCCTGAACCTGAGTTCATCGTGTTGTCTCGGTTCTTGACTTCCCATAGCTCATTTCTGGTTTCACTAATCACATCAACTCCAGTTGAATGTCCTTGAGGGAGTGTCTCATAGTCTTTGAACTTTCCCATTAGATTCTGATGAAATGTTCCCATGGCCATTGAAAGAGCTTTCTCGTATAAGCGCTGCTTCTCAGCT